TACGTCCACACTTCTTTCCAAAGCGTCCGGCTATGTAGCAGCCATGAGAGCAATATTTTCTGTGACTATTCCCATAAGCGGTGAAATACCGCCCACAGCAAGCGCAGGTAAACTCATACACTGCCTTTTTGGTGATACACTCCGGGTGTTCCTTCCACCACGCATTACGGCAAGAATCCGAGCAGAACTTTTTCGGTTTCTGTTTAGGAACAACCTTTATCATTTTTCCGCACTGTTTGCAGGCAATGGTGTTCTTAGCCTTGCCGTCAAGACCATTACGCCGACAGAACGAGCGCACTGTATTATCTGAAATACCAAGGATTTTTCCTATTTTAATATATCCTGCTCCTTGCAGACGCATTGTTCGTATCTGATTCCTTTGCTGATTTGTCATAAAATTTTCCTCCAGTCTGAGATTACCTCAGTATCAACTGGAAGAAACTCAGCTTTCCGGTCCGCAAAAAATAATGCCCACCAAGGAAATCTATCCAAGGTGGGCATTGCTGCTGTATAGAATTAAGTTTTATCAGAGCATTTCGTTTACACGCTTCTGCACAGCAAAATAGTCATATCCTGCCGCAGTGAGTTTCTCCTTGCGTTCAGCGCCGTTGCCCCATTCGCCACGAATAACCTCGTTTGCAATCTCGTCAACGGTTTTCTTGTTGAGTATTTCGTTCACTCTTTTCTGAACCGCATTGTAGTCGTATCCGGCGGCGGTGAGCAGCCTTTCACGCTCAGCACCGTTATCCCACTTGCCGGCAAGAACCTCGTCAGCAAGCTGATCTATAGTTTTCTCGACAGGCTTTTTCTTGCCGTAATCGGTAAAGCAGATATCACCGTCAACATCGTATCCGCCTATTCTGTCTAGCCCCCACTGCCACATTGTCTGACAATAGTTGTACTTTGACGGACAGTCGGGGCTGTTAGTCCAGTGAGCAAGCCAGATGTCGTACCTGCCGACAATCTTGCTCTTGTCGTAATAGTTCTCCATAAAAGACGGATTTGCGTAAATTCCAGGCTTGAATCCCGCCTGACTTATCTTTTCACAGAAAGCAATAGCCATCTTTGTGCGTGTGTCCGTGTTCAAACCGCTAATCTGCTTTTTCTCTTCCATGTCGAAGAATACGGGATATGTCGGAGATAAGTTCTTGATTACCTCAATGCACTTTTCAGCCTCTGTCAGTGCCTGCTCAACGCTCATTGCATAGCTGTACCAGTAAAATCCGTAGTCAATGCTGTGTTTCTTGCAGTCCGCCACGAACTTATCCATAGTAACATCTTTCTTGGTGGAAAACCCCGCACGGATAATTGCGAACTTCACGCCCGCCTGTTTCAGCGCAGGAAAGCTAATGCCCTCCTGACAGTAGCTTAAATCAACACCTTTAATCTTCATCATTGTCCTCCTTTTCCGAGCGCTTATGCAGCTGCTCCAGTATGTCTTTCAGCTTCTTCGGAACAGGCAAACCCAGGTGCGCGGCGTTCTCAAGCAGCGAAATACCCTCGTTCGACAGATAGAAGAATATCACCGCAGTGCGCAGAACAGAGCCTGCCCCAATAACCCGAGTATCAAGAATATGCCCGCCGCCGACCAGAGCGAAGATAAGCACCTTTCTGCATATTCCCTTGAACCCGACTGCGCTTGACAGCTTCTTGTCCGATATAGCGCACATCACTCCGGTTATGTAGTCAATCACCACAAAGGCAATAAGCGCAAAAAGCAAACCATCACTCCCTCCGAGAAACCAGCCGAGCCACCCGCCGACCGCCGTAAAAATAAGCTGAATTGTGTTCCAGAATTCTCTCATAATAAACCCTCCAATCATTCGTCAACGATGTCGTAAGTTATTTTCATGACCTGCCCGTCCAGTTTTCGCACCGGCTCTGACAGGTTGTTTATTGTGGTAAGACACAGCTTGCATATTCCAAGCGCAAAGCCGAAGAAATGCTGACTGCCGCTTGAATACGGATAGTACGGCAGGACATACAGCGGCAGACTAAGTTCGTCCGTCTTGATGATATTCGCATACGAATACAAGTAGCTGTTTCCGTAGGTCGGAGCGGAGAACCTCATTCTGTATCTGCCGTAATCCTCGCCGCTTTTGATTATCTCAAGGGCAAGCAGTGAATAGGAAATGTTGCAGCTATCGCAAATCACAAGCGGAGTGTTCGTCTTTTCGTCAACATAAAATCCCCAGAAGCTCGCCGCCGTCATATTAGAGAGCGTTCCGTCAGCAACATACTGCCACGTCTTGCCCGTGGATTTGCCGTCCTTTGTGAAAACACGCAGCTGCCCGAAGTTATTTGTTCCGGTCGATTCTTTTCCGTCTATCAGCGGATATTTTGTAATGACGAAGTACTTATCGTCCCATTCAAATGCGCTCAGCGAATTGCAGTAATCGCCGTTCACACCCGCGCCGTAAAACCATCTGTAACTTCCCGAAACCCCCGAAGCGTATACATTATTGATACCAACTCCGTAATTTTGCAAAGGCACATCGGTTTCAATTACCTTTTTGGAAACCCGCTCATAAGTGTCCAGGTCAAAAATGTAATGATGAATATGTTGGAGCGCGGTTGCAACAATGTGTATCTTGTCCCCAATCACATAGGGGAAGAACGCCAGCCACTGAGGATCACTTTCCCAGTCGCTCTTTAGCTTCTCAATTTCTTCCGCAGGTAGGTTTTTCACATTGCTCGTGTTACAATCGTAATAATAACTGCCATGATGATAGCTGTTATCATAGGTCGAATTAGGAATACGCTCCGCAGCCGGAAACAGCTCTATGACTTTCTTCACGCTTATAATGCCGCAGAACGGCTTTTCCGTGCTTACGCTTATGGACATGGGGTCGAACATAACAACCTCGTAAATGCACCCGTCATGAATATGCTTTCCGAGAAGACGCACATTTCCATTGGACAGCCTGCCCATGTAAAACCACTTGAAAACCCCGCAATTGAACTGCGAATCCGGAATGTACCGTCCCACAATTGTGTGATATGCCTGTTTGAAAGAATCTACCGAACTGCTGTTGAGGTCAGTTCCTCCCGTTGAAAGATTCCAGTAAGTGTCGTGGTAGCCACAGGTGCCGCCGTCCTTGGTGGTAAGGCAGATACATCCTATTTCGCCGTTCGCACGGTCTGAAGCAAAGTCCCACACATGGCGGTAGCCCTTGCCGTTCTCAATGCGGCCGCTTTCGTTGGCATTGTAAGTGCCTATGCTTGTGTCCGTGTTCGTGTTGGCGATTCCTGCGTGACCTATTTCCTCGTTCGTCCACGGGAGCATCATATTATTGCCGTCCTCGGGGATTTTGTCACGGCAGACTATAACTCCACGAAATGCAGTATCGGCAATGTTTCCCACAAAATCACGCAGCATATTAAAGCTGCGGTCGTTGTCGGAATCCATGCCGATTTCGATGTAATCGGGCGGGTTGAGAATCGTATCCACTGCGTTGGTTATCATGTTCTCCTCATGCAGTTCACGAACTACCTCGCCCGTTTTTTCATCAAAAAGCTGAATGGTCGCTTTACCTTTAATCATTCTGTTCCTCCTCATACGGTGTGTAAATAAACGATGTCTGGAAGCCGTTACACGGCGCATTGTTCAGAACATCAGTCAGATTTCCGACATCTCCGTCATACAGCAGCGTAATGCTCTGAACGCTGTCTTTCATCACGGAACTGCCGAACGCAAGCCAAATCGTACTGCCGAAATCACCCACTCCGAAGTCAGCGGAAATCGGCTGTAAACGCACCGTTTCATTTTCGGTGGTGACTATCATTGTGAATGCCGTGGTTTCAATGCGCTCTGCCTTGACAGGATTTCGCAGTTCAAGATACAGTTTTCTGTTCGATACGTTCACCACGGTGATTGGCGGCGGTGTGATTATCTTCGGACTCCATGCGTCCGGGAATACCTCGCGGACAGTGGGTTCAAGAGTTTTTCTGCCCCTCTCACGCTTGATGTAAACAGGCATAGGCTCGGCAAACTTAAACTTATGCGATTTGAGTATCTCAAACAGCAGAGTATCAGATATGTGTACAAGTTTCTTTCTGACGGTTCTTCGCATTGAAAAGCAAACTTCGTCCTCTCGAGCTTCAATGTAACCGTCCCACGGAGTATCTCCTGCAAGGTAAGCGCCCATTACATAGCCCCAGGTCTGCATTTTCGGAAACTTGCCCTCTGCACCGTCAGCCGAAACCACACTGAGCGACATGGTATTTTGACCTACCTCCGATGTAAACGGATAGGTATAAGTCTTGGTGTGCGAACCCTCGCTGAAATACTCCTCATACCGCATGACTTCGTTTTCGTTCTTTTTCAGAATAAATGCGAGAGTTCCTGAAGCTGAAATGACAAACTTCACAGTCGAGCAGAATGCCGCGTATGTCGCTTGAATCGCATTGTAAGTAATGCGGAACAGCCTTTGTGACTTCTCCGTTATCGAAATATCCGTGCTGTTTGTCGCGGTTTTCAGTTCTGCTGTGGATTCGCTCACGTCATTGCGTATCTCGTTCGTTTTCTGCTCCATCTGATAGAGATTGTCCGAAATGCTCGGTCTGTAATCTCCGACCTCGATGGAAATTTCACGGCGGTTGTACGGATTGAAACTCATGGCGATTATGCGGGTGTTCACATTGAGATTGAACGGGTGGAACACTATCTGCACGTTATCGCCGACCGAAAAATTGACGTTCTTGTACAGCGTCAGTCCGTAGTTTGTAGTACCGGAGCGGCTGTCGGTTTCCATAGTCAAATCCGAAACATTCTGACCGTCCATAATGCTGATATAGTCCTGCGAACCTCTGTGAGAACGGATATTTATCTCATTTCCGTTGTACTCGATTTCGCCGCCGCAGAGCGCAATAAGCTGCATTAAGGCGGCTCTGCGGGTACACTCACGGTTGATTTTCAGCTTTATTGGGACGGTCGGGTCGCATATTCCTGCAGTCAGCGAAGTGCCTTGCAGCAAAGAAATAAGGCACTCACCCGGAGCGCCCTCGAAGTCAAATTCAGTCAGCTTGTATTCGTCATTGTTAAGTTCGTAGGACTTGTGTTCGCACTCCACAGTGCAAATCGCAATGCCGCCGGACAGAGATTTCGACACTTTCACAACATTGAAAAGGTAGTTCAGAGTGTCGCTTTTCAGCTGTACCTCCAGCCCCGTGAATATCTCCGAAGCCATCGAGGAAATCACAGAAAACTGAAATGTGCATTCACCGTTAAGACTGTCGGTCAGCGATGCGGAAATCACCCTTGTAAACACACCTCGCACATTGCCGTTTTCGGTCACGATTATCTCAACCATCACACCGCCCCCGCATTCCTTACCGTCACCTTGTTCTGATTCCACTGTATTCGGGATATTACCTTAGTCAGCGGAACTCCGTCAATGCTCAACGGAATCGTAATATCAAACGCCTGCGTCTGTACCCCGTTGAAGCCCGAAACCGTGCCGTTCATGTCGAGGTCGAAATCTGACGGAATTGCATTCTGCATACTTTTTGAAACGTCTTTCATCTCATCGCCGAAGCCCTCGCCAAGTCCCTCTGCCATAAAGCCGCCGAGATTGGCGAACAATTTAGACGGTGAGTGTATTCCAAAGAAGTCCTTGATTCCGTCCACAATGCCGCCGAAAAAGCCGCTGATTTGATTCCAGAGCCACGCGCCCGCATCAGAAATACCCTGCCACAGGCCTTTCAGAAGATTACCGCCGACTTCCGCCATCTTGCCGAAGTAGCTGCCGAATGCGTCCACTATTCCGGTTATGATTTGCGGAATCGCCTTGACTATCTCCACGATGATGGTCGGGAGGTTTTCAATCAGCGCGATAAACAGCTGGACGCCCGCCGCAACGAGCTGCGGAATCGCTCCGATAACTGCGTCGATAACGCTTGAAATAATCTGCGGAATAGCCGCGACAATGGTCGTGATGATTGTCGGCAGGTTCTGAACAAGCGCGATGAGCAGCTTGATTCCTGCTTCGATGATGAGCGGAATTGCGGAAATCAACGCCTTGATTATTCCGTCAATTATCTGCGGAATGACCTCAACAATTGCGGTTATGATGTCCGGCAGAGCCGTCACCAGTGCCGTCAGCAGCTGTATTCCCGCTTCGATTATCTGCGGTATCGCGCCGATGAGGAAATCCACGATTCCCATGATTATCTGCGGCAGGGCTTCAATGAGGATCGGCAGCGAATCTAAAATGCCCTGCGCAAGCCCTGTTATAAGCTGTAAAGCTGCGTCAAGGATAAGCGGCAAATTATCGATGAGCGTTTTCACAATCTCAACGACTACCGTCACAATCTGCGGAACAAGCTGCGGAATCGTGTCCGCAATGCCCTTGATGAGCGACAGCAGAATATCCGCTCCGGCAGAAACTATCTGCGGCAGCAGTCCCACCAGAGCTGAGATTATCTCGGTCACGATTCTGGCGAGGGTCGGAGTAAGCTCCGAGATAGCCGAGAGAAGCCCGTCCGCAAGCGCCTTGATGATACCCGGAGCGCTTTCGAGGACTGCTCCTGCGATAGAGGTGATGAGTTCCGCAAACTGCGGAATCAGCGTCCGGATAGTGTCGATAACAGAGGTAACACCGCTTTTCAGTTCGTCCGCCGCTTGCTCGTTGCCTGCGAGGAGGTCTGCAAGGCCGTCCGTGATTTGCGTAATTCCCGGCAGGAGTTCTCCCACCATGCGGTTTTTCAGACCGCCTGCGGTGTGCGACAGCTTGGTAAGGCTGTCCTCAAAAGCAGCTGAAGCGGCTACGGCTTCGTTGCTCATAACCATGCCGTAATCCTCGGCTTCCTGCTTCAGACGTTCGGTTTCCCCTACGCTTGTGTTCAGGACAGCCGCCATATCCACAGCGGATTTTCCGAGGAGGTCGTTTGCGGCAGCGGTGCGCTCTGCGCCTGCTTCCATGCCTTGCAGAGCCGTGATTACCATGCTCAGCTGTTCGTCCTGGGACTTTCCGTTCAGTTCCTCGATGGAAAGCCCGACAGCGAACAGCTTTTCGGCTGCGGAATCCGAACCGCCCGCCGCGTCCGTGATGACGGTGGACAGCTTTTTCATTCCCGTCTGGAGGTTGTTCACGTCAGCGCCGCAGCGCTCAAACACATAGCCCCACTTCTGATAGCTTTCGGCGCTTATGCCGATTTTCTGCGAGGTCTTGTCAATCTGATCGCCCGCCGAGCCGACATCGTTCGCCATGTCCCACAGCTTTTTTCCTGCGGCAACGCAGGCTGTTCCAACAGCCGCTGCAGCAGCCCCGAGAGCCGCGCCGATTTTCTTTGCGGTATCTCCGAGTTTGCTCAGTTTCCCGTCAGCGTCCTCGCTTGTGTCGGCGGCTTTCTTGACGGAATTTGAAAGGTCCTTGGCTTCATCTCCGGCATCGCCAAAGCCCTTGTCAGCCTTTTCAAGGGCGGTGTTGTTGGAATTCAGTTCACGCTCCATGCCGTTGAGAGCCGCCTGCGCGTTGTTCAGCTGTATCTGCCAGCTTTGAGTGCGGCGGTCGTTCTCGCCGAAAGACTCGGCGGCATTGGCGAGTGCGGAACGGAGCGTTTCGATTTTCTGCTTCTGCTGCTCGATTTCCTTGTTCAGCACCTGGTTTCTTGCCGTGAGAGCCTCGGCGGATTTGTCGTTCTTGTCGAACTGCGAATCCACCAGTTTCATTTCAGAGCCTAGAACCTTGAAAGAGTTGTTTATATCGGCGAGGGATTTCTTGAATTCCTTTTCGCCCTCAAGACCTATTTTCAAGCCGAAATTTTCGGACATTCTGCGTCACCTCCTTGAAATGGGCATAAAAAAAGAGCCTTGCGGCTCGGGGGATATAAACAAGAGCATTCCTTGACGAGATTATGCAACCGCAAAGAATGCTCTTTAGTTATTGGCTATTTGGTATCCGCATAATGTTTTTTCAACAAATCCTGCTTTTTCCAAATTGTTAAGGGAAGATATAATATCTATTTCTGTGAAACGATTTGCTTTGTCTTGCGACCATTGTTTAAATTCCCAAATCACTTCCTCTAAATTTGCACATCTCTTTTTTTCTATGATATAGAGTGATGTTCCCGCACCCTCCACTGCTTGACTATCAATTAAGGAATTAGTAAAACTAGCTGCCCTTTCTATGAACGGAGTGTAGAATTCAAGTTTTTGAACAGTATTATCGCTTATCAGTTTTCTCATCAAAATGTCATAAGCCTCTTGGGTACTTTTGACCTTGTGATAACGTTGATACTCTTGGATTCTCTTTGAGATAACCTCTATATCATGATCATATGGTCCATATTTATCCTTTACAAATCTAAAATAATTTGTGCCCGATAATATTGTCATAAAATATGCAGTCTTTTGCAAGCATATCTTATTAAAGTGAGAATCATCAAGACAGAACTTAATTTTCATTAGTATTAAGGCGGAGAGTGAAAGTTGTGGTTCGTTCGCAGGAATTGACTGATAATTTTTTGAGGGTTCAAAAACAAAAATGGAAACACTATCATCAAAGCAACCCATTTTTTGTATTATTAAGGTTTTAACGTCACACCAATTAAGTCCGCCATTTCCGCACCCCAACGGTGGAATGGCAATTGATTTAATGTTCCTATCAGTCATTAATTTTACAAGTTCATCTAATCCGGCTGAAATATATTCCATCTTAGATTTTTCACGCCATTTGTTTTTGGTGGGAAAATTAATTATCAGTTTGGAACCAGTAAGAAAAATGTGAAGAACTCCTGGCTTAAGCTTACTAGACTTACATTTTTTTACATATTCATCATTCATTTCAGGATATCGCATTTTAAATTGATAGGCTATGCCTTTTCCCATGAATCCTTCACAATTAACTGTGTTAACGAGTGCGAATGCGTCTGATTCAAACAAGTTTCCTGTTACAAATCGAATCATGATTACCCCTTATCGACAAACCATTTCTGAACATTTATATACGGTGGCTTATTAGTGATATTATACTTTTTCAGTATATCTTCCACATATTTCTTACAATTTTCGTCCAGAACATTAATTGACTGAAAATATTCTATAGGAATAGTTAAGGGAGATAAGCATTCAGCCATTCTCACCTGCTTGTGATATCTCAAGTCAACTCCTGCAGTCTTGGCTTCAGAAATGCTAATTTCCATAACATCCCAGTCAATTTGTTTTAATCCTTCATCATACCCTAATAAATTTGGCTGTTCCGTGGATGCAGGATGAATAGGTAAAATTAAAAAGTTATTTTCTTTTGCTATATCACGATGAATACATAAGTATATAAATTCTTTACCTGTATTATTATTCTTAACAGCAGTATCATATGCGGTATGGATATGAAAATGAAATGGAATATATTGAGATAATCCAAGACGGTTTCTTTCTTGTAAAATGTCATGATCTGCCGTATCTGTAAAGCTAAGATTATTTCTAGATAATTCATCTCTTGACATTAGTCCGTTTTTTACAATAGATTCAAACGAATCAATTGAGGTTAAATGGTAAAATAATTTTCCGTCCTTAATACTCATACAATACCTCCTAAGACAAACTATTTCATTGCATATGGTTACACATTATTTACAGAGTTCATGACATTTTGGGATAATTCCATGTCCTTATTTACTAATTATACCACAACACCTTTGCTTTTTCAACCCTTTTTTCAATCAAATTCCCATCGGCACAACCTCATCAATATCACCCTCCCGCTTAGGCTTGGCAATCCCTATAAACTGCTTATGGCACTCCCACAAATCCAGCAGAAACCCAAACGGCATCAGCCACACCTCTTCCGAATTGAGGTGCAGCTGCACCGTGCCGTAATAGAACAGCCGGGTGAACAGTTCTGCGTCATTCACTCGGCTGTTACTGCGTTTTTTGAGGTATCATCGCTTTCTACATTTCGTTTCGTGCCTTTCAGCATAGCTTCAGTGATTGCGTCCTTGTACTCGGCAAGCTCGCCGGGGGATGTCAGAAGCTCCACGGTTTCCTCGGTGAGAAGCGGCTTTTTCTCGCTGTTTCTGAGGTTGTAGATTTCAATGCTCTGATTGCAAAGCAGAGTAATCAGCCAGATTATTTCATCAAGCGCCATCTCCATATTTTCAGACTTCATCAGCTTATCGCCGAGATTGTCAAGACCGCCATAGCGCGCCGAAATAGCCTTTGTCGCCCTGGTGGTGAGAATCATCTCGTGCTGTTCGCCGCCGATCATAATTAAAGAACTGCGTTCATTCGTCATTGCTCATACCTCCGTTACTTGCCTGTTTCAGCAGGCTTTGCTGTGAATGTGGGTTCATACACAGACTTGTACCAACCCGTGATTACGCTGTCCGGAACGTTCTTCTCGCCCTCGGTAGCTTCGGCTTTCCACGGGTGTTTTCCGTTTGCGTCCGGCTTGTTTCTGCGCAGAACCGTACCCTCGATTGTAGGCGTGGAAAACGTGATACTGTCGCCCTTTGTGGCAAGAGAAGTTGACGGAATACCGAACTTGACTCTGTACAGCCAGAAGTATCGGTACTTGCCGTTGGATTTCTTCGCCCTGAATCCGATAGCCACGGGCTTACCGCCGTCCTCGCTGGTGGAAATGACCACGTTATTGCTGTCGATAGTCGCTCCCGTCAGAACCGAAGCCGCGTCATTTCCTATATCGTCAATGCCAAGTGAAAGCGTTCCGCTTTTGAACTCCTTGACGATTTCCGAAGCGCCGTCATCAGCGTAGAGAGTAGCTTCCGCAAGCTCCACGGAGAGATCAGCCGAAATCGCCTTTGCAAGCGAAGCGGGAACTCCGTAGGTTTCGCTTCCGTCACTGTCCTCGGTTATTTCAGCGTAGAACAGCTTGTCAAGACCTATTGTTGCCATTTATATCTCCTCCATTTCATAGTTTTTCGCCGTATCAACGGCGTAATGATGATAGCCAGTTTCGTCCTCATGGCCGACATATTTTCGGGCGGTTACGGTAATATCCGAACTGAGCAGAGCCTTTACAATCCTGCTCACAGTACGGGTGTAACTGCTTTTCGTAAACAGAGAAATCCGCACTTCCTGCACAGCGGCAGTCGGCGCATTATCCGCATGGAGTTCAAAGCTGTCGTACAGCGGAGTGAATACCAGATATTCGTCCGGTGCCTTTCCCGAATACACAGAGGTCTGCGCCGGGATTTTCAGCTTTTCAGCTATCGCAGAGAGTTCTGAAAGCAGACTCACAGCCCCTCCACCTCCTTTTCAAATGCGGATTTCATTGCGTCCACGCACTGCTTTTTCACAGCGGATTTCGCAGGTTTCAAAAAAGGTTTAGCGGACTGACTGCTTGTCCCGTACTCAAGAATATTTGCGATTTTAGCGTTGCTTGAACCGTCGGAACGAGGTTCGGAAAATCCCACTTTAATGTCGTGATTACCGTCTTTATCGACCCTAACAGGCGAAAGTCCGAGGGAGCGTTCCAGTTCTCCGGTGGAGCGGGACTTTCCTTTAGCGCCCGAGCCGACAACGGATTTCAGATTACTCCGAACCTTTGCGATAGCGACATCGCCGCCTGCCTGCAAAACCTTTTCGGCAATGCTGTCGGTCTGCGCTCCAAGCCGAGAAATCCTCGCAAGAAATTCATCGGGCATTTTTACATCAGCCTTAGCCACTCGGCTGCACCTCCTTTGCAAGCACTTCAATATACATTACTCTGCCTTTCACATCTTCGACAGAGGTTATTTCAAATACAGAGCCATCGCAGAACAGCCGCATATCCGTGGAGATTCTCACCCCCGGAATGGTGCGAAAACGGAACAGGTCGGAGGCTTCGGAAAAAGCGGCTCGGTTCGCCCATTTCTCACTGCCGTGCCTACCCTCACGATAGGCTCTGACCGTTGCCAGAACAACATCGGTTTCCGTCTGAAAACCCTCGTCATCAAGCGCGATCTGTTTCTGTGTTATCTCAATGAATTTATTCATCTTCCCGAAACTCACAGTAACCACCGCCTATCCAGTCGAAGCAGCATATTAACCGTGTCCCACACCTGTTTCCCCGCCTGAACATTATCTCCGAAAAAGCCGCCCGTGCTGCCGTCCCGCGATTCATAAAAATGCGAGGACAGCATTATTACCGCCTGTTCGGTAGTCGGCTGCATTGCGTTTTCTGAATAGTAATTCTCGGGCAAATGCTGATAGCTTTCGGCATAGGAAACAGCGGCGGTGATGAACCCTTTTATGAGTTCATCGTCCGCCGAGTGTTCAAGTATGAGGTTCTGCTTAACTTTCGTCAGTAATTCATTCATCATGAACCGGAGCCGGCTTTCATCTTGAGAATCTGCACGGCTTCGGGAAGTATCAGCTTTCCGTCAACGCGCTCCTTTGCCACAAAGCCGACCATGCCGTTGCCTGCATACAGTTCCTTGAGTTCCGCAAAGGAACGTGTGCCACGGTCGCCGATGTTGTAGTAACTGAAATCGCCGAATGCGATTACAGGCTTTCCTGCGGCGATAGTGGGAACATACGGAGAGGTATAAACCTCGTAGCCGAACAGCCTGTCGACCTCGCCCGCCTGAAGCGAGGGCTGCCACAGATATGCGCCGTTGTTATCTTTCAGCTTGCGGAGAGCCGCAATAGTCTGGTCGTTCATGATGAACTTTGCGTTCTTGCGGTACGGGCGCTTGAGGGAGTACACAAGGTTGATTATCTCATCGGCGGTTATCGAAGTAGCGCTCGCCGCAGTAACAGCGACCTCGCCGCCGCCCTTGTCGGAGAAAAGTCCGAGGGGCTTGCCAACGCCGTCACCGTTGAGGAAAGCGTCCTCCTCCGCATTGGAAAGCGCCTTTGCGAACTGGTCGATGATGTAATTTTCAAGCCCGAAAGCGTTGTCATAAAGCAGCTCCTCAGTGACCTTAACCGCAACGTGCAGCTTGTGCGCGTCAAGGTTGATCTGCGAGAAAGTAGCGTCCCCGAAAGTAAGCGCGCCACCCTCGTCAATCCACGCTGCAGCAGGCTTTGTCGCAGCAATATTTATCTTATGCTCACCGCTGGTGGTGATGGTGTGACCCAGCTTTCTGATAATATTCTCCTCGGAAAGAGCGTCAATCAGACGGCTGTCGTACTCCTCGGGAACAAGATAACCGCCGTTTGCGTCAATGCCCTCGGAAAGAACGTTTGAAATCTGACGGAAATTGGTGCGCAGAGCGTTCAGCATTGCCGCCTTGTATTCATCACTCGCTCTGCCTGACTTGGGATTATCGCCGTTCAGCGGCTTTGCGGTGAGGGGTACTGACGTAGGCTTGGAAAGACGTGCGTCCATAGCCGCCATCTGTTCCATGCGCTCGATTTCAGCGCCGTAGTCCTTGATTTTCTGTTCCATTTCAGCATAAGAAGCCGCGTCCTCTGCGGACAGAAGCCCGTCCTTGTCGCGCTTTGTTTCAACGAAAGCCTTTGCGGCCTCCCATGCCTTGTTGCGCTTTTCGCGCAGTTCAAGAATTGTCATGTGTGTTTACCTCCTGTTACTGCCAGTTTTTGATTAAATCGAGCCGAGAAAATAAATCCTCGGCTTTGGTTTTTTGTTCGGTTTTCGGCGCTATATGGCACTTTTCCGCGATTCTTCCCATAAGTGAATTTACCACCTGCGCTTCGGAATACATCAGCGAATCTGCGGCAGGCGCTTCTGACGGTTCTTCACGGGCAAGAATACCGTCCGCAAAGCCGAGTTCCACCGCCTTATTTGCGTTCATCCAGGTTTCAGCGTCCATGAGGTGCGAGATTTTCGCGCGGCTCATTCCCGTCTTGATTTCATAAGCGTTCATAATGCTTTCCTTGACTTCGGACAGCATTTCGATTGCTTTCTGCATTTCGGCGGTATCTCCCATCGCCACCGTCATGGGATTGTGTATCATCAGCATGGAAACTGGGGACATCATCACCTTGTTTCCCGCCATTGCAATAACCGAAGCGGCGCTTGCGGCTATGCCGTCAATCTTCACCGTGACATTGCCCTTGTAATCCATCAGCATATTGTAAATCTGCGCCGCAGCCACGCAGTCGCCGCCGGGTGAGTTAATCCACACGGTAATATCACCGCTGCCGGACAGCAGCTCGTCCTTGAAAAGCTGTGGAGTAACATCATCGTCAAACCAACTTTCATCGGCGATAGTGCCGTTGAGGAACAGCGTTCGCTCCGCTGTTTCCATCTGTGTTTCCTGATTTATCGCTGTCTTGTTCGTCCATTTCCAGAACTTCTTCATTTGAATTATCCTCCTCTCTGTCAGCCGCCGCAAAGATACCCGCGTCAGCCAGTTTTGTCATATTGCCGTTTATGAGGTAAAGGTCGCCGCCGTCCTCGGCAGGAATGCGGTCGAGGTTTTCAAGCTCCCGAATGTCGTTTGCGGACATCCAACCGTTCTGCCGCGCCGTAGCGTACCCACTCATTCGGCTTGCGTAGTCGCCGCGCAGCAGTCCGTCAACGTTGAACTTTATGAAATACTCCCGTTTCTCGCTCGGAGTGAGCAGCGAACGCGCCATGCTCTGTTCCCAGCGAACAAGCCACGGTTCAAGCGTGTATTTCACGAACTCCAAAGACTGCTGCTCGATATTAGAAAAGCTCGACTTTTCAAGGTCGCCCACCATGTGCGGCGGCACTCTGAAAATTCGAGCAATCTCGTTTATCTGAAATTTTCGTGTTTCAAGGAACTGCGCCTGCTCGGGCGAAATACTTATAGGAGTGTATTTCATGCCTTCTTCAAGTACAGCGACCTTTCCGCTGTTGGAACTCCCACCGAACTGCGACTGCCACGCTTCACGAACCTTTGATGGGTCTTTAATCGTTCCCGGGTGTTCAAGGACGCCGCTTGGCGCTGCGCCGTTCGCAAAGAACTTAGCGCCGAACTCCTCAGTCGCAATGGCAAGACCGATAGCGTTCTTCGCCATTGCAATCGGCGAGTAACCAACAAGCCCGTCAAAGCCAAGTCCGGGAATGTGCAGGACATCGCCCGGCGCGAGAATCACCTCATATTCCTTGCTGTGGATTGCTTCGTCAGAACCACGATAGTATTTGTAGTACAGATTTCCGCTTGAATCGCGGTCAACCGTCATTCGGTTTGGCATAAGCGGGTACAGAGCAATGACCTCGCCCTTTCCGTTGCGGATAACCTGTGCGTATGCGTTGCCCCAGAGGAGCAGGTGCGTCATAAGCGTTTCACGGAAAACAAACGATGTCATTTCGGGGTTGGGTTCGTCATGCAGCAGAAAATACAGCAGATTATCCGTTGCTTTCTGTTTACTTCCGTCAGAACGGTACTTATAGACGTGTAGCGGTAGTCCCGCCACTGCTTCCGACAGTACTCTAACGCAGGAATACACGGCGGTCATCTGCATTGCGGAGCGCTCGGTGACGTTCTTTCCGGCGGTAGAGCTGCCCATGTAAAAGCGGTAGGCACTGCCGGCTGTGCTGTTTTTAGGCTTGTCCCTGGAATGGAATAGACTTGAAAAAAGTTTCATAAGAATTTATCCTCCTGGATTTTAGGCATAAGAAAAGCACCCGCCATTGCTGACAGATGCTTTTAGTGAATAACTCTATATGTATTATTTTTCTAAAAAATCTCATAAACAAGTGCATTATTTCTAGAAAGCACCTGCTTGCCTTTGTCGAGGCATTTCTTTACGTTCTGGAAGGGTGTGGTTCCGATCTTACTCGAAAAGCTTCGACCTATAGAAGCGCGAATGGTGCTAGGTTTTTTCCCGCATGTCATTTCGATATTTCTATAAGTTGCCGAAGCAGAATAGAGGTCAAATCTCCCTCCGGCTTTATTGTTCTGTACGTATCCTTCTACCTCTTTCAGTACTATTGCTGTTAACTGTGTGATTGAAATACTTTTTTTAGCCGAGATACCGTAGTATTTTTCGAGCAGATCTGTAACAAACTGACTAACGCTTACTCCATTGCTGGACGCATCTGATTTAAGAAGGTTTGCTAATACAGGGCTAGGATAAAACTGAACACGATCCATAAGTTTTTCCTCTCTTTCTCATAGTAAATGAGTTATTCACTATGCACACGATATCAAATAATAGCGAATAAGTCAACCACTAATACCCTCAATCCACCCATTATCCATCATTTTCGTATACAACACCAAATCTAGCCTTGCGAGTTGTGAGTTTTTATTGCATTTATACAAATAGCAGCCCTCTTTCATCATAAACACTCGCCCTGTGGTCATTTCCACAGCGGATAGCCCTGTCAAGCGCCATAATTGTTGCCACAGCTCCGTCAATCTTTTCTGTGGACTTTTCCTTGTCCGCTTTGATGTTGCCGGCGGGGTCTGTGCGAATGAAAATGTTATCCATATTCCACCGCAGAACAGGGTGACCGCCATGCGCTATTTTCTGTTCAAGCACCAGTTTCATCAATTCTTTTGTCGGTGGTGACATATCTTTGAAACCCTGTCCGAACGGAACTACCGTGAAGCCCATACCCTCAAGGTTCTGCACCATCTGCACAGCGCCCCAACGGTCAAAGGCAATTTCACGGATGTTGTATCGTTCACCCAGGCGCTCGATGAATTTTTCGATGTAACCATAGTGAACCACATTGCCCTCGGTGGTCTGCAGGAAACCCTGCCTCTCCCAAACATCATATGGCACATGGTCGCGCCGGACACGGAGGTCGAGGTTGTCTTCGGGTATCCAGAAATACGGTAGGATGATATATTTATCATCATCGTATTCAGGCGGGAACACCAGAACCAGTGCAGTAATATCTGTGGTGGAGGACAAGTCCAGACCACCGTAACACACGCGCCCCTCAAGGTCATCCTCGGAGGTGGCAAAGGCACATTTGTCCCATCTGTCCATCGGCATCCAACGGACTGCCTGCTTGACCCACTGGTTCAAGCGAAGCTGCCGGAAAGCATTCTCTTCGCCAGGGTTCTGCTTGGCGGACTCACAGGCATCACGCACCTTGTCGATGCCCACCGTAATGCCCAGGGAGGGGTTAGCCTTCTTCCAGGTTTCCGGGTCAGTCCAGTCATCACTTTCATCCGCACCGTAGATAACGGGATAAAAAGTGTGGTCGATTTTACGACCCTCGATGATGTCCTTTGCCTTTTGGTGGATCTCATAGCAGATGGACTTGGTGTCGTTGCCTGCCGTGGTAATAAGGAAGTACAGCGGCTGCATACGAGCATCGCCGGAACCCTTGGTCATAACATCAAACAGTTTTCTGTTCGGCTGCGTGTGCAACTCATCAAATACAACACCGTGGGTGTTGAAGCCGTGCTTGTTTCCAACATCTGCGGAAAGCACCTGGTAGATACTGCCTGTGGGCAGATAAATCAGACGCTTTTGGGAATCAAGGATTTTGACCCGCTTTGCCAGAGCCGGACACATACGCACCATGTCGGCAGCTACATTAAAAACGATGGATGCCTGCTGTCGGTCAGCGGCGCAGCCGTAGACCTCGGCTCGCTCCTCACCATCACCGCAGGTCAGCAAAAGCGCAACAGCGGCAGCCAGTTCGGACTTGCCCTGTTTCTTGGGGATTTCGATATATGCGGTATTAAACTGGCGATAGCCGTTGGGCTTCAGTGTTCCGAAAATGTCTCGGATGATCTGTTCCTGCCAGTCGATCAGTTCAAAGGGCTTTCTTGCCCAGGTGCCTTTCGTATGGCAAAGGCACTCAATGAAACCGACCGCATAGTCAGCGGCATCCTTATCGTAGTAGGAGCCTTCGGACATGAAGCGGGTCGGTTTGTATTTCTTCAGCTTTCTGATATGCGGTCACCTCCTTCAAATGAGCATAAAAAATAGCCGCCACCGTTATCGGTGCGACTTTCCGTATACGAGGAACAGAGCCTCTCGGCTCCATCCCAGGGCTGTGATGTAGTTTTACTTCTTGGTGAGGATCGGAGGCTTGCCTGTGGTCAGCCATGCAAGCCAGCACTGTTCGCAGGTGACCAGGTCGCAGGCAACCGAGCCGCCTTCTTCAAAGGGCGGGTGACCCTTGCTGATGATCTCTGCGATTTCTCCGGCAGTGGTGTCCAGAGCCTTGATGATTTCCAGTCCAGTTTTTGCCATAATGTTTCCTCCTCAGATTTACTTCACCTGTGCCATGCACCAGGCAATTGCGTGGCCGTTGTCTGCGAACCGCTCATCGGTCTTTCCCCAAGGTGCAAGTCTGCACTCAATGTCGCCAAGCCCGGTCTCATCGGGGGTTTCAACGAACTCGTAAATCTCTGCCGTAAAACCGCCTTTCCAGTGGCAGTCCGTAACAAAGACCTTGTCGCCGAACTGAATGACCGCACCGTAGCTTGCGGAAACCTTCATTTGCAGCCGTTCCATCGTTGTGAATTCCATAATGTTTTCCTCCGTTTTTTCTATGTTTTCCCTTTCGGTGTGACACATATTACCTCTGAAAACACATAATATACAGGGGTTTTGCGATAATATACTACACGATTATTCAGCCATTCTTACGGGGTGAATTTGTGTAGTTTATGACTCGCCCGTGAGGATGAAATTCACATATTCGGAGCGATGCTCCTCAAGGAAAATCACCAGTTCATAGAACCGCATTTCATTGGCGATGTACTGTACCATCGGAACATCAAACATATTGGTACGGCCAGTCTTGCGGACTGCGAGGATCTGCTCTCGGATTTTATCGGTCATCGGTATTCGCCACCTTTCGACAAACATCGACACCGTAGGCTACATTCAAGCCGGAGCCAGTATCCCAGGCAACCATAACGCTGCCAATATCATCAACACCGATCACGGTGCCTTTTGTACCTATGGGAGGTGCTTGAGGATCGTCCATCTGCACCAGTTCCACCCGTGCACCCTTTGGGTAGCGCTCACGGAGGGCTTGTAAGGCTTCTCTGGAGATTACTCGCATACTTCCACCTCCTTGGGCTGACCGCTTCTAAAGGCAGAAGTGCCCACCAGGTTGCGGAGCAAGATTTTGCGTTCGGTCTTGAACTCTGCGCCGATGAAGCCCAGGCGGAGAAGGAAGCAGCGGAATGCGTACTTGTCGTTGTCCGTTTCCTTTTCTTTTGCCACCACTCGCTTTGCGTTCCGTGCCATTTCGCACAGCTTGCAAATGAAGGTGTCATAGGCTTTCAGTTCTTCTGGAGTAGGCACTGCCGGAAACCAGGGGAAGGAAACTTTTTCGTCCGTGACCTCAATTGGAAGGTCATCCACGCCCAGAGCCTTTTTGATGAGGTTTCCCTTGGCTGCGATGAGTGCCTTGAGGTTTTCCAGGCTGCTGTCGGTGAAAAGGCTGCGGGGCATGGAAATGCAGATGCCGCAGGCTTCGTCCGCTTCCACATCTTCGTTGGCATCGTCTGCGATGCAGTCTGCCAGAGGGTCTTCAGCCTGGAAGCCCTTCTCACGCAGGAAGTGGATGAGCGGTGCGGCGGTGCTGTTGTCCTCGATGGTGACCTTGCCGTCCACACTGACGGTGAAACCGCCGATCTGGTAGGCAAAACCGGGTGCGCCGAGGTATTTGGGTTTTTCACCGGTGTGTTCAGCAATGGCTGCGACCAGTTGCTTGCGGTCGGAACCGCTGACGTTGTAGTTGATAATCATATTGTGTGACCTCCTTTAAATTTGGTAGTCACATATTCGCTCTAAAACCGAATAATAGCAAGGCCTATAACCACAGAATAGTGTCAAATTATCAGCCCTCGGATTGTGTACAGTACACGATGCCGGACAGCACAAAAACCACGCAAGGAAGTGCGACACCGTTGCCCCACATTTTATATTCTGCGGCATCCGAATGGGGGTCGCGCAGCCACTTGGCAATCTGCTTCAGAGACTTAGGCTTTGTGGAACTGCCCACGATCCTGCGATGGGTTTCAAACACATCGTACCAATAACGGATATCCTCCATCGTAGGTTCGGCAATGCCCAAGTCATCGCACCACCAGTCTGGGAATCCCTGCAGTCTGGCACACTCTGTAGGAGTGAGCCTACGGACGGTGTACCCACTCTGAATAGCACCGGGACCTTTGGCAACGAGGGTGGGCTGAAGTTCCTCCTCAAAGGTAGGAGCGAACTTGGCGTTCTTGCCCTGGTTGAAAGTGTCCCTGCCGATGCCATAGCAAACGGCGGTTGGGTCTTTATAATCACGGGCAAGCACTGTGGGAGCCTTATCCTCGGCAACCTGGGTGAAGCTACCAGTGGTCATAGCATATACGGCATGGCGATCCACGGTATTCAATGTAAAGCTGACATCTTCGTTGATGCCATCACCCTGGGGACCATTCTTATCGTTGCGACCGATCATAGAACCCTGGATGGCATAACTTTCCACCACCGCAATGCCGCCCTGGTTGCATCCGGGGTTACCGCCGTTGCCGTCTATGGTGCGAGATGTTTCGGCCTCATAGATTCCGCTGTGAGGATTGTCCGATTTCATAGCATTGCTTTCTTTTGAGCAGATACTATAAGCCTTCGGCTCAAACAAAGTCTGGTCATTGTTACAGGAAAGCGTGGCGGATTTATCTGTCTGGATGAGAGGACCCTTGCCGCCACCTTCACAACCAGAGCGGATCTTCATAACAAGCGGCACATTTCCACCGCCTGTCCCCATGCGGGAGGTGAGCGTCTGAATTTTGCCGTCCTCGGCAATCTTCACTCTGCTGTCGGTTGGATGGTTTTCCAAAGCGACTGCTGCAGGAACGACTCCTGCTCGGAGTGTTGGCGAAGTTTCTTCCTCATAACCAATGCTGCGGCTCTTGGCAGAATGCTCTGTGCAGAATCCTGCGGATTCCAGAACACACGGAGGATGGTGGGCTTCAGCGCGGAGCGTGGCGGTTACATCATCCGTCACATCCATACGCTGACCGCCCTGGTCATTTAAGCAGAGGCTTGCTGTTCCAGTGCGATCCGCAGCACTTCCGGCAGTTCTTTGCCACGAGCGGAAGCCCTCCGCAGAATACCCTGACAAGCCTTCGGACTTAAAAAGTATGTCGAAGGCACGCCTACCTGCAAAATCTGCGACAAGGTAGATGCGTTTTCTTCGTTGGGGAACTCCCCAGAATTGAGCGTCAAGAACTCTGTAAGCAACGCTCCATCCGTCTCCCATGTAGCAGTCGGCATAAGGCCATCGGTTCTTTTCAGGCATAGGCACCTGGGTTTCCGGTTCTGCGACACCGATGACCGCTTCGAGGACTGCCTTGAAGTCTTCACCGCTGTTTGAGGAGAAGGCGCCGGGGACATTCTCCCACACGATGTATCTTGGATATTTGCCATTGGTAGAACACCTCATTTCCTTAATGATGCGGATGGCTTGGTAGAACAGCACAGATTGCTGTCCTTCCAGTCCGGCTCTGCGACCGGCAACGGACATATCCGTGCAGGGTGAGCCGAAGGTGATGATGTCCACAGGCTCGATCTTCCCGCCATCCATCTGGGAGATGTCACCGTAATGTTTCATAAAGGGCAGACGCTTGGTAGTGACCCGAATTGGAAACGGCTCGATCTCCGATGCCCACACAGGTGTGATGCCGGAAATCAAGCCGCCCAAAGGGAAACCGCCGGAGCCGTCAAAGAGACTGCCCAGGGTCAAATTATTCATCTTGTACCTCCACTTCGGAGTATTTGTACGAAAGTCCGTCCCGAATGACCGAAACTTCGTCCGAGCCACCGACCTGCTCGATGTACCGCTTCACGATAACATCGCAGAACTTTTCATCCAGTTCCACGGTGTAGCAGATGCGGTCGGTCTGCTCACAGGCAATGAGTGTAGAGCCAGAGCCGCCGAAGGGGTCAAGCACCACGCTATTGCTCATCGAAGAATTCATGATGGGATACGCCAACAGCGGGATCGGCTTCATGGTCGGATGGTCACCATTTTTCTTGGGCTTATCGAATTCCCAGATGGTGGTTTCCTTCCTGCCGGTGTACCACTGGTGTTTGCCGTTTTTCTTCCAACCGTACAAACAGGGTTCGTGCTGCCACTGGTAAGGAGAGCGTCCCAACACAAGGGACTGCTTTTTCCAGATGCAACAGCCGGACAAATAAAAACCCGCATCGGCAAAAGCCTTGCGGAAGTTCAGACCCTCGGTATCTGCGTGGAACACATAGATAGAAGCGTCATCCGCCATCGCGGAGTGCATCTGCGTGTACGCATCCAGGAGGAAATTATAAAAGGTATCGTCTGCCATGTTGTCGTTTTTGATTTTGCCTGCGCTGCCTTCGTAGTTGACATTGTACGGAGGGTCGGTGATGACCAGGTTGGCTTTGGTGCTGCCCATCAGGAGGTCATAGGTTTCAGCCTTGGTGCTGTCACCGCAGATCAGACGGTGGCGACCGAGTGTCCAGATATCACCGTGCTTGGTCATGGTGGGCTTTTCCAGTTCTGCGCCTACATCGAAATCATCATCTTTGACACCGTCCTTGAGTGTATCCTTGAACAGGTCATCGATCTCGGCAGGCTCGAAACCAGTGAGGGAAACATCGAAGTCAGCGCCCTGCAGGTCGGCAATGAGCAGAGCCAACTTGTCCTTATCCCAATCACCGCTGATTTTGTTGAGAGCGATATTGAGGGCTTTTTCCTTGTCCTCGTCCATCTCCACCACAACGCAGTCCACTTTGGTCATGCCCATATCCATCAGCACCTTCAGACGCTGATGACCGCCAACCACACGGCCGGTGGTCTTGTTCCAGATGACCGGCTCCACATAGCCGAACTGCTCGATGGAGCGTTTCAGCTTTTCATATTCCGCATCACCGGGCTTGAGGTCTTTGCGGGGATTGTAGTCGGCAGGCAGAAGGTCTGCCGTATTTTTCTTTTCAATAATCATACAAGACCCCACTCGGCAAATGCCTCGAAGCCACCAACGGACTTGATGTAGGCTCTTGCCGTTTCCACGATTTCCTCGTATGGAATTCCGCCGACAGTTTCATCACCGATGGCGCAGCAGAACTCCACAGGCTTGCCGATCTCCTGGGCCTTGAGCCAAGCGTAGATATTTACGCTGACATCAGCTTTGGAGAGGTCTTTGCCGTGTAGACCACCGCCAGTTACGGAGTCGGCCATATCGCTGCCCAATTTGCGGTTGGTAGCGCCAGTATCAACATCTGTGCCGCCAGTCCAGTCACCGAGCGGATTGATTTCTGCGGTAGCATATTGCTTGCGGAGTTCTTCCACTTCAGCATTGCTCTGGCAGATGATGACCCTGCCGTTGTCGATGATGTACTTGCCATCAAAGGGATAGACATTGTAAATATCCGTAGCAATGCCCACCAGTTCCTTCTGCTCGTCAGTCACAGGCACACCCTTAAAGATACCGTTGTCACCGCAGCGGATAGCACCACTCTGATTTCTGGAGAGGTGGACATCCTGCGGGACTTCGGAATAATCAACATTGAGGAAGCCTGCGATGCGGTGAACGGCAGCAGTCACATCATCAATGGAAAGCTGCACGGAAGTCTCTGCGATGATATGACAGGTTCCGTGACCGATGAGAACCTCCACTGCGATGCGAGGGTTTCTCTCGGATTTATATGCCAGGTCAACGAGCGCCCCGGCAATGCGGTCGGCAACCTTATCGGGATGCGCCGGATTTACTTTTTCAAACATAATCAACCGTTTCCTTTCCTTGCTCGAAGCAATCGTTCCATTACATCATCCTGGGGATTTGCACCGTTATATTCGCTGGTGCAGTTCTCACGGACGATCTGGTAAATTTCCGACCACAGGCGGTTTGCCTGAGTCATGTATGTGTTTGCGATAGCCACATAGGGTGACTGGATCGCTGCGCCCGTGGTGGGGTGCTTTGCCAGAAAGCCCAACTCACTGGTGAGGGACTCACACTGAATCCATCTGGCGCTTGCCATAGCGAAGCGTTCAATGAGCTGCGGAGAAATGATGGCGGCGCATCCACGGTCGGACAGCCATTTCCATACATTTTCATAAATCTCGGCAGCACAGAGCGTAGAGCCATCTTTCTGTTTTGCGGAAAGGAACTCGGAGGGCTTGGGCATTGGCTGTCCCTCCAGATCAGCCGCGCTGTCTTTGAAATCAATTACAGTCAGCGGTCGCTTGCCAGGGTTGCCATCCGTAATCTTGTCCGCAATCGGCTTTTTCGGTCTGCCGCCGGAGCCGGGTTTTGGTCCTCTCTGACCCATATTTTTCACACCTCCTTCATGCCGGGGTCTATTCCCCCAAAAACTTATGCGATTTTCCACACGGACCCCCAGGCCCGTTGCACGGGATAAAGGTCCCGGAGATTTGACCGCCCCTACCGGGTCACGAATTGTGCCAACGATCACCACGCTCGGCGTGGATTCTGGCATGGCAGGACTTGCAAAGGGCAATCAAATTATCTCTTGCGTGAGTGCCACCCTCGGATAAAGGCACCTTGTGGTGGACTTCCTCGGTCGCAACCAGTCTGCCGTCCTTCTGGCACACCTCACACAAAGGGTGCTGCTGCACATAGCTGTCACGAATACGCTTCCAAGCCCGTCCGTATCTACGGCGTACAGCAGGGTCTCTGTCGTACTTCTCGTAGCGTTTGGCTTCAGCCTTTGCGTGTTCCTCACAGAATCTGCTGTCAGTTAGCTTTGGACAGCCGGGGTAAGAACACGGACGCTTCGGTTTCTTCGGCATCGTTTCACCTCCTTGGGGCATACAAAAAGCCCCACGGGATTGCTCCCATGAGGCTCTCTGTGCAGTCTTTCATGATACTATTATACAACGCCGTAATGGAAAAAGCGTCCACGATATTACTCATCACTTGCCATACAGAAGCAGGGCCAGATGCTGAACCGCACGGTTCTTTTTGTTGTATGCGGAAGACCGCTCAATGTTGAAATGGTCGCAGATGTCGTAAACGGCATCGGTCTGACGTTCGTCCTCGTTCCAGTAGAAGGTCTGCAGGACATAGCGTTCATCCTCGGACAGTGCCATCCACGCCGGTTTGAACCAGTCCATGTACTCAACAGCCTGTCTGTACCGCTCCTTCAGCACATCGATTTCATCAATGGCTGCGATGATGCGGTTTTCGTTTGCCTGCGGATTATGGGGACCTTTCGGCATATCCGAGAGGACGGGACTGCCAACAGAGGACATTCTGTCATGGACGGTGTCGATTTCCTCATCGGTGTGGTCGATGATGTACTGCATACTGCCGTAATCCTTCAAAGCATTGATGGCAGCGCCGCGTTTGTCCAGATAGTGCCAGATAATATTCATATTCGTACCTCCGAAATGTTGTGATCCTCGGATTGGCACGGATTTTCATAGGTTGTCTCAGATTTTCAAGTCCGCTTTTACGGCATCGATCAGTGCCGTTTGTGTATGCTCCTTCTGGGAGAGGGCTTTCATGATGCGGTTGTCAATGGTGCCCTTTGTAACAATGTGCTGAACCACCACGGTTTCGGAGGTCTGCCCCTGCCGCCAGAGACGGGCTACGGTCTGCTGATACAGTTCCAAACTCCAAGTCAGCCCGAACCACACAAGGGTGGAGCCGCCGGATTGAAGATTCAAACCATGTCCTGCCGATGCAGGGTGGATCAGTGCCACGGGGATCTGACCGCTGTTCCATCTGCGGATACTGTCGGAGTCATCCAGGCGGGAGAACGGGATATGCAGTTTTTTCAGCCGCTCGGATATGCGGGTTAGGTCATGCTTGAACCAGTAGGCCACCAGAACCGGCTTGCTGTTGGCGGCTTCGATAATGTCCTCCAAGGCATCCAACTTGCGGTCATGGATTTGGATGACCTCACCGCTGTCATCGTAGATTGCACCGTTTGCCATCTGGGACAGCTTGCCAGAGAGAGACGCTGCGTTGGCGGCGGTGATTTCGCCGTCACCCAGGGTCAGCACCAGTTCACGCTTCAGTTCATCGTAATGCTCCCGCTCCTCATCGGAAAGCTGAACCGTGTACTCGCTGTTGACCAACTCCGGCATCTGCAGGTGGTCAGTAGATTTCATGGAAATGGTGATGTCTGAAATCTGTCTGTAGATGGCATCCTCCGCATACGGCAGAGGCTTGTAGGAGTAGATGATCTGGCCGTTCCGCTTATCCGGCATAAAGTAGTCGGTGCGATACTTGGTGATGAAACGCCCCAACCGCTGACCCATGTCCAGGATGCGGAACTCTGCCCACAGATCCATCAGACCGTTGGAGGCGGGAGTTCCGGTCAGTCCAACGATGCGGCTGACTCTGGGTCTGACTTTCAGCATTGCCTTGAACCGCCTGGTGTTGTGGTTCTTGAAGGAGGACAGTTCGTCAATCACGATCATATCGAAGGTGAACGGGATGCCGCTTTCCTCAACAAGCCACTGAACATTTTCACGGTTGATAATATAAATATCGGCGGGTCGCATCAAGGCAGCTTTGCGTTCTGCTTCTGTGCCGACAGCCACGGAGCAGATGAGGTTCTGGAGGTGATCCCACTTATCGACTTCAGCCGTCCATGTATCCCGTGCCACACGCAGCGGTGCAATCACCAGAACCCGATGAACCTCAAAGCTGTCAAACAGAAGGTTGTCGATGACCGTGAGGGTGATGCTCGTTTTGCCAAGCCCCATGTCCAGAAAGACGGTAGCGATGGGGTGGGTCTCGATGTAGTCGATAGCGTAAGCCTGATAGTCATGCGGTGCGTATCTCATCAAGAATCCCTCCGATCTGCTCTTCGTTATCCAGGACATAGACCCTGAACCCCAACCTTCGCAAGAGTGCGTGGCGGGAGGTCTGCAATGCCCGTGGCTTTTTCCCTGGGGCCTTTACTTCCACAAAAGCCATACAGCCACCGGGCAAAAGAACGATTCTGTCCGGCACCCCATCAAATCCAGGAGAAACGAACTTCGGACAGATGCCGCCCTGCTTTTTTACCATCAGCGTTAATTTTTGCTCGATTGCTTTTTCTCTCATAATGCTTTCTCCATTCGTTTTTTTGACCATGTGCAAGGTGTATCAATGTCATTTACTAAACTCTTTCTTATGGTTTTTTCTTGAATTTTCCCCTTAAGAGACTTTTTGTAATAGACCTTGATACACCTTGTCATAGTCCCGGTTAATTCAGAAAATCCTCAAAGTCGCCATCATCTGTTTTCAGCTTCAGACCCTTAAAATAACGCTTGCGGTTCAGCACCAAACGCTCAAAACCCGCATTCTCCAAGGCAAGGTAAAAATCTGCGGTGTTACGCACATACTCATTGCAATCAAGGCAGTAGTTGCGGTATGCCTGGTAAAGGGTGCTGGAACTCTCCTTCAGGCCGTCACCGACCTCACACTTTTCAGCCAGGAAGTTACCGAACCAGTCGTTCTGGCTGCGATAGTCATCAATGGCTTTCTGCACGATAGCGGGAACGGGAAACTTGTAGCCCAGGTCAATGACCTTCTTGGCGCCTTCGATGATCCAGGCAAGAATGCTCTCGGCAGCGTTCTGATACAGGTAGTCACCGTAATTTTTGATGTCGCTTTTGCCCTCAATCTTGGCATTGAACGGGATAACGATAAGGCGGCGCCAGGTACCGTCATCAGAAGCACTGACTCTGGGAAGATGGTTGGTGTACAGCACCAGGCTGTGGCTCGGAGAGAAGCTGAAGGGGTCCTTGTACTTCTTTTCCGCAAAAATGTCATCCACGGAGCAGAGCTGCTTCACGGTGGAATCGTTCAGCCGAGCGCCTTCCTGCATCTCGGCGGCAATGAGCAGACGCTTGCCCTTGACCTCGGCCATCTCCGGCTTCACATTGCGGCGGCATCCGAAGGTCAGCGTATCGGCAGAGATATTGCCGCTGTAAAGACCCAGGACACGGGACACGGAGTTCCAGAAGGTGGACTTACCGTTACGGCCACAACCGTATGCGATAATGAGAGCTTCGACCTCGACCTTGCCAACGGCAGCGAGACCACAGATCATCTGCACATAGTCGATTAGTTCCTGGTCACCGCAGAAAATGGTGTTCAGGCAGTCGAGCCAGATCTGTTTGCCACGGTCGCCGGGAGAAACGGTGGTAGTTTTGGTAATAAAGTCCTCCGGCGAATGTTCCTTTGCACCCGCCACACCCAGACGGAGGTCATAGGTGGCATCCGGGGTACAAAGCAAATACGGGTTGGCATCCAAGTCCTGTGGGGTGATTTCCAACATGGGGCGGGATTCCTTCAGCGTGGCGGTGATATTCTTGGATGCACGGCGCTGAATGACATAGGACTGATATGCCTTTGCAGCGAGGAAGGCTTTGTAGGCTTCCATCTGTTCCTCGTTCATCATGCCTTCGGCTTTGGCTTTGCTGTTGTTTTCCATGATTTCCTGTGCGCCGCAAGCCTTCAGCGTAGCAAGGGCGGCAAGCATATCGGAAGATGCCTCTGCAAGCTGACGGCGGGTCAGTTCATGGGCAACAGCCTGTGCGCCGGGTTCGGTTTCCTGCCAGTACCGGCCGTTGTAACGGATGTAGTGGGTTGCCGGAGAATAACGCAGTTCCCCGGAGAAGTGCTTTGCCAGAACCTCTGCCTGTCCTACATCGGAGAAATCGTCCGGTTTATAGGACGTATCATCGTTGTATAATTCGGGAGGAACATATCCGTCCTGCTGCTGAACCTTGGCATAGAACTTCTGGGCGGAGTGCCATATGGTCATCAGTTCCTGCTGTTCCAAGGGAGGATTGCACTTGTCGGCTTCCTCCATGAAGCACTGGAAAGCGGTGTCGTTGTCACCATATTTCTTGATGACGCGACCGGCAAAGCGAGACATGGTAGCATTACGGCTGCCTTCGGGAATGACCTGTGTGCTGCCGTGAGAACCACCGGGCATATCCGCATCAAAATCCTCTGCGGCCAGATACTCACTTAAGGTCATTTCACCAGGGTACAGTTCGACCTCTGGGTTCGCCGTTCCGAAAAAGAAACGGGCAGCATCCAGGGCTTTGGTATCGAAATACGGAAAAATGGTATTGACCAGTTTCTTCATTTCGCTGTATGCGGCGGCGTCCGTCATGTACTCAATGGGAAACAGGACATGGAACTTGGGACGAGCGGGTTTGCCGTTTTTCTCACGCATATGAAAGCGGCTGTAGTGAACGGCAAAGGTAATGCCGGGGAAAGCCGCCTGGACATCTGCCGGAGTGACCCAATCGGCAGGGTTCTCGGAGTGGTCATTGTCACAGTCCACGGGCAGGCAGTCCGAGCCGAGGAAATTATCGCCGTTGCGGTAATTGTTCATGTACTCGGCGCAGACATAGTCGCGGCTGACCGCTTCCGCAAAACTGGCAGGATCGGTCACCTCGACTTTGTGGGGATAGGAGCAGTTGCTTGGGGCATTGATAAAATCTGCACTATACAGGGTGAACATCAGTCATGCACCTCCTTGGCACCGTCCTCCAGTGCTTTTGTGATAAACTTGAGCGCACGGATCATGGTCTCCAGTTCACAGTCGCCGCCGAGGAACAGTTCAAAACCTTCATCACCGTCTCGTCCCAAGGGGTTGACACGGATATCGGTAGAACCCATATCCTCAATACGGATATAGGCGCGGCTGCCGTGACCACTGTCGCCACCCTGGAATCCATTGGTGCCTGCTTCGACTTCCAGGACATTGGCGCTGTAAATTTCTCTGGTGTAGGTGGTGATTTCCTTACCGTACACTTTTCTGGTTCCTTCAGTTATTGCAAACATGGTGTACCTCCTCGCAGGTTTCAGTAAAATAACGCAAGCGGTAGTTCTTCCACTTGGCACGGTTGATCTCTGCTTCCATTCCGGCAGAGATACGGCTGCCAAACACCCAGACTTCGGAACATTTGCTCATGAGGGCGTTGCCGAAGAACAAACCAAGCTGCCGTTCCTTGGGGTTGGCATCATTCAGAAATTGCGGAAACAGTAGGTGCGGTGCTATGGGGATATAGCCTTTTTCCACCGCAAAGCGGCTGTATCCCTGGGCGGCCTTCACATTTTTCTCAATCTCTCCGGCATAGGGAGAGCAGATATACACGATAGGCCGAAATGCACGAAGCGCCCGTTCCTCTTTTTCTACGGTGGACATAGCCTCGTATGCGGTTGGGTCGTAATAACCCTCGCTGTTGAATTTATCTACACTCATACAGGACTCCTTTCACGATGGGCTTCACCGCCATCTCTACTATCCACTGGAGGTGAAGCCCCGTTTTGAACACAAAAGCATCAATCTTTTTTATAAAAATCTGTTTCATAGCCATCGGCACGGAGCAACAGTCCCGACGCCCAGGGCGGGGTTCTGCCCATCTGGTCGCAGACTGCCTGCAGAGACATCCTGCGATCCGCTTCGATGACAACTTCATCGTGGATATGCATCACAATGGAACAGCAGCGGAGGGTGTTCATTGCATAGCAGAGAATGTCACGGGCAGTTGCCTGGACAATGTTTTCCACAAACTTGGGACCGTAGCTGTCGAGCCGCTCCCATTTCTTTGTGCCGCCGACGCCTTCGTAGGTGATACAATCGCCGCCGAACTTATTTGTGCCGACCTTGGGTTTTACATAGGAAAGCTGCCTGCCAGACGGAAGCGTAATAAAAAGCATCCCGCTCCTGCAGGAGAACTCAATGCCGTGGGTTTCGTTGGTGTGCTTGTAGCGCACTGCTTCCATTGCCGCACGGTCAACATCCCACCACAGTTTTGTAATGTTTGGATTGGCCTGCCTCCACACATCTACCAGAGGCGGCAGTTCCTCTTCGGAAAGCCCCATCTCCAATGCACCCATTGCCTTCAAAGCACCGACCGATCCGCCATAGCCCAGAGCCAACTCTGCGATTTTGCCCTTCTGCCGGAGGTGACCGTTGACACCGTGCTTTTCGACCGGGACACCAAACATCTGGGAAGCGGAAGCACAATAAATGTCCTTACCTTCGGCAAAAACCTTCTGCCGCCACTCTTCTCCGGCAAGCCACGCAATGACACGGGCTTCAATGGCAGAGAAGTCCGCCACGATCAGCTTGGCATCTGCTCTGGGGACGAATGCCGTGCGGATAAGCTGCGACAATGTATCTGGCACATCTTCGTAGAGCATTTCCAGAGCATCGAAATCGCCGCAGCGGACAAGTCCACGGGCTTCCGCCAGATCCACCAAATGGTTCTGGGGCAGATTCTGCATTTGGATGATGCGCCCCGCCCATCGACCAGTGCGGTTGGCACCATAGAACTGGAACATCCCTCTGGCGCGACCATCGGCACAGACAGCAGTCTCCATTGCCTGGTACTTTTTCACCGAGGACTTGGCAAGCTGCTGACGGAGAGTCAGAACTTTCTGCAATTCCGGCGGCGCAGTCTTCAGCATTTCAGCCACAGCCTTTTTGCCAAGGGTGTCGGTTTCCATGCCGTTGTCCGAAAGCCACTGCTTCATTTGCTGCACAGAGTTGGGATTTTCCAGAGCCGTCAGTCCCTTCATTGCCTGGGTCAGTTCAGAGCGGGATCTGCCATCCATCTGAATGGCATGCTGCACCAGTTCCATGTCCAGGGCAACGCCACGGTCGTTGATTTCCTGGTCGATGTGGTATTCGTCCCAGACGCTGTCCGGCACAGGGTACTTGGCAAGTCGCGCCTGGATGGACATCTCGGTTTCAACATCACGGATGTTATATTTTTTGAAAGCCAACCACTTGTCCGGGGCATGAGCCGGAAGGTTGCGGGTGCGCTGACCGTTGGACTTGGTAGGCGCACAGGGCTGACAGAAATATTTGATGAGGTCTTTGCCTTCGGTCAGCTTCTGCTTCTCAAGCCCAAGCACTGAACCAACACCTTCCAGAGAAAGCGGCAGTCCCATCGTTGCTGCCCACACCATAGAACACTTCCATGAATCTGGCTCCAAGTAGTCTCCAGTGGGGTAACCCAGGTGCCGAGACAAGCAGATGCGTTCAAAGTTGGCGTTAAAGGCCCACTTGGTTACAGAATCGTCCTCTAAAGCGGCAACAATGTCGGCGGGGATCTGTTCTCCGCAGGCAAGGTCGACCAGTTGCACGGGACCGCCGTCCACACTATAGGAAAACAGCAATATTTCAAATAAAGGTGACTCTACATAGCGATACACGCCAGTTTTTGCAAGGGGCTGATCGCTGTAGGTCTCGATATCAATTGAGAGAATTTTCATATCATTGTCCTTTCAACGAGAATAAGGGCGGCAGAGACTGATCCCCGCCGCCCCATTGGTGCGTTAGTCCACCTTTGTGGCGGATTCCCTCATTTTCTTGGCTTCCTTGCGCTTGCGGATCTTGCCCTTCACCCAACTCACCGCAGATGCGATGAGGAAGATGAGTTCAGCGATAAACACGCCGGTCATGGCTCCGAAGCAGGTGTAAAGCATCAGTTCCTGAAATTCAGTCATGGTCGCACCTCCATTAAGCCAGGAAATCGTCATCCGCATCGGTTGCGAAGTCGGACTCGGCGCTTGCCTTACCACCCAGAGGTTCTCCGGCACGGATGAGCTGGAGATTGTTCAGACCGCAAGCGATACCCTTGTTGCCATTGGAATTGAAGGCATACAGGTTGATGCTTGCACGGCCATACACGCCGGAGTAGACCTCGGAGCGGGTCAGCACAGGATTGCGGTCAGCATCCACGATGCCGGGAGCGGTAGCGGAGTTGGCATTGATGAAGTAGGCGTTGGCATAGGCAGGATCATCGGGTCTCTCGATATCGCCGTCGCGCAGAGGGGTCTTGATGGCAGCAAGAGGGGGTACGCTCTTGCTGTTGCCCTTCAACTTGGACTGACCCTCCTGGTAGGCAGCTTCGATTGCCGCCTTGATCTTTGCGACAGTCTTGGTGTCGGACTTGGGAATGATGAGACTGACACTGTACTTGGGAGTGCCGCCGTTAATGGACTTGGGTTCCCAGACATTGGCATAAGACCAACGGGTATCGGGACCGGTGATGACCTTCATAGGGTTGTTGACTCTGTTTGCGTTGTTAGACATATTAAAATTCCTCCATAAAATCATTTTTGGCTGTGTTCATTGCCGGACGTTTGTCGCTCTCCGGCACGAGCGTCGGTTTGCCTTGCGGCTTTTCAATGTAGGGAGCGAGAAGTTCCTCAAAGCGGGATTTTCCGAGCAGCTTCTGCATGGCGGTGACACCGAGGACTTTGCGCTCATACGGGTCGAAGCCTGCGCCCTCCACGGTGGCGGCAACAACGGCTTCACTGGTGTACTTGCGGTTGGAACGGCCTTCGACCAGTTTCCACCCGGTCCATTCCTTTCCGCTGATAGCCTGCTGAAGGGCGTATTCCTTTACATCGGATGCCCAAGCAGTCAGCGCATCAACCTTGCCGAGGATGTCTGCGATCTCCTCATCATCGAGGAGTGCAGGGGTCTGGAAATCGTACCGAGCCAGTTCCAGATTGGCGGCGGCGCGCTCTCTGCATTCGGCCTTTGCCTTACAAAAACGGCACCACTCGCCGCAGTGGAAATCGCCCTGACCTTCATAGGCCAGTTTCGCTTTCTGGGTCAGATCGGTATCTGCCCATTCGAGCAGATCGGCCTTTTCCATCTCGTATACGCTGATATTGGCCTTCCGGGGTTGGAAGATGGTCATGCGGACGGTATCGATGTCGTAGATGTCATCGAAGATTTCCAGGGCACCCAGGGCATACAGCATCATCTGGGGATTTGCCACGGCGGAAACCTCGACGCCTTTGCCGTGCTTGTAATCGCAGATGTTCATCACACCGTCAGCGATAACGATGCAGTCGGCAGTTCCGAATCCGTCCTGAACCCAACGGGAGAAGTTCACTCGCTGTTCAATCATGACCACAGGATCGGTGCAGGTCTGCTTTGCAGTTTCCAGGAGTTCTACCACATAGGCGGCATATCCGGCAGCGCATTCTTCCATCTCCTCGTTGTACCAGGAGAGGTTTTCGATGGGGTCCTCCGTGGGCATCCCCAGAGCCTGTTTCAAGCGGAACTCGCAAAGGGTGTGGGCATCGGTGCCTTCAGCAGCGTAGTCACTACCTTTGTCCTCGTAGTTCTCGCAGAGCCGAGCAGAAGGCGGACAGTTGAGCCACCGTTCAGAAGAGGATGCGGACAGAACAGCGTGTTTATTTGCCATCAGTCAGCACCTCCGCATCGGCAAGCAATGCCTTGTAGTGGGCGGGGTCGATCTGGGACAGCTTGGCGGCACCATACTTCTGGAGCAGGGAGCGGATCTCTGCGGTATGACCCTGGCGGGACTTGTCTGCAAGAACGGCTCTGACCTGTTCCAGGGTCAGTGCGGGTTCGGCGGGAGCAGCCGGTTCTGCATCTCCTGCACCGCTGAACATCTCTGAAAGCCAATTGGCGGCATCGTTAATAGCGGCAGCAGCAGTGCGCAGCTCTTCGATGGTCGCAGCCATATCGCTCATTTTGCTCATCCTGTTTTCCTCCTTCCGTAGATTGACTTTGAATCAGCGCCAGCTTCATAGCCAGTCGCTTGGACACTACACTGATGGCCGTGAGAACATCGATGAGTTCCTGGTCAGTGCCGGTGCCGTGTTTCTTCTGGGCTTCGTACATTCTGTTCACCTCCTTGGAAGGAGCGGTGTCGTTTTTGCTCTTTCCACTACCCACTGGAGGTGAGGTATGCGTTTGAACAGAGAAACACAGAAAAATTTCAAAAAAATCTCCAGTCACCGAAATGATGACTGGAGCAGGTGTTTAGATGTAGTCTCCGAGCAGAACACGCAGTCTGTCAAAGGCTTTCTGTTTTCTGTAATTCACAGCACTCTGGTTGTTATAGCCCATGATGGAAGCAATATCTCTCTCGGATTTACCTTCCATAATCAGTTCACAGATACGGCGACCTTCGGGGTCGAGTTCCTGCAACTTCTGATACAGGGCGCAGAGCAGTTCACGATCCTCCATGATGGACTGTGCGTCTGGGGTGTCATCCTGCAGGTCATCCGCCCAACTCTTCTGGTTACCCTCGCCGTCCTCAACGGTGTAATCCAGAGAGAGGTTATCTCCTGCGGCTCGGAATTCACAGGCAAGGCAGTCGCCATCGCACATCCAGGTCTTGGACTTGGGACACATACACTGACCGTGTGCCTGGGCGCGTTTGCGGGTAGCCCAAATATCGCGGTAGTAGGCGTAATACTGCTCTTCGGTCACTTCCACCCAGGTCTTGAGACGGTGGACGTAGACCTTGTACTCACGGGTTGACTTCTGATTTTCATTGGTTTTCATAGGTTGTCCTTTCCGCCTGGTCAGCGGGGGGCGGAAGGACACAAAAAGGTCTGTGCAATTCGATACACAGACCCTTGGAGCCTAATATGGGCGCAACAAGAACGGGGTACCGATATTGCGACCCACCAACGATGCAGTGGGAAGACAATATTTGTATCCTCGGCCCTTATTGCAAATCAGGCTTTGAATAATTAAATTGTTCAGCCTACGGGGGTTCCGTCTGACTGTGCTTTAATTATAGAAGAAAGGACGCCATTTGACCCGGACACGGCGTGTCCGCTGAATTTAGGGGTAAAAATGCAAAAAGCCCTCTCCAGACGAGCGCTATGGCTCACTGGAGAGGGCGCAAAGATGCTGTGGGTGTCAAATTCACCTCGTTTTGCCGGACACGATATGTCCACCCAGAGAAAAATATTTTTGAATTTTTTGTGGCGCACACGATGTGTCCGTTTTATCGGACTGTGTTTGCGGTAGAATTAGAGTGGCTTGAAGCACACCCTACGGTATCGCAAATATCACGAAATAGCGGAAAAAGCAAGAAAGATGCCCAAACGACTTGAAAAAGACACAAATATCTGGTATAATATAAGAGCGAAACTGCGCAAACATACGAAGATGAGGTGTGCAAATATGTCTAATTTAATTAATGAGAACTATATCAGTATTGAAGATGCAGCGTTGTTTCTTAATATCAAGCCTGTTACATTGCGTAAATGGATAAAGGATAAAAATGTACCCGCCCACAAAATCGGCAAACAGTGGAAGTTCAAACGCTCCGAACTGGAAGAATGGGTAAAAAGCGGTAAGAGCGCGATGGAATAATAACTCACCAGGAAGGAACAATGATATGTCTGAAGTGATACTTTATAACAGTGATTGCATACAGGCTATGACCGAAATTGCAGATCACTCTATTAACTTGATTCTTACTGATCCGCCGTATAATCTCGGCAACTTTATGATAAGCAGAGATACCAACCTCAAAAAAATGCGTGATAATTTCTTTGGGGCTGCGGGTTGGGATAACCTCGAATATGATGAGTGGGCAAATGCTATGGACGGTTTCTTTGCGCAAGCTGCTCGAGTTATGAAAAAGGGCGGGTCTATGATTGTCTTTATGGCAGCCATCAAAGTCGAAACCACCATCAGTTTGGCTGAAAAGCACGGATTTTATTATAAGACCACCGGAATCTGGCACAAACTGAATCCTATGCCCCGTAATATGAATTTGCATTTTGTAAACTCAACGGAAACATGGATTTATTTCACATACAAAACACGCACCGGTACCTTTAACAACAATGGTGCAGTACTGCACGATTTTATTGAAACCGCAGTAACCCCTGCCAGTGAACGCAAATATGGTAAACACCCTACGCAAAAGCCAGAGGTGCTCATGAGTCATTTTGTTGAAGTTTTGTCCAACATAGACGATTGGGTTCTCGATCCTTTCATGGGAAGCGGTACATCCGGAGTCGTAGCAAAACGAGCAAGTCGCAATTTCATTGGAATTGAACTGGATGAGAATTACTTTGATATGGCAAAGAAACGCATCGAAGGAGGTCGAACTGAATGAAACCTACAGTCATTGACCTCTTTGCGGGTGTTGGTGGTTTGTCACTTGGCTTTGAGCAAGCCGGTTTTCATGTTGTACTGGCAAATGAGTATGACAACGAGATTGCAACTGCATACCGACAAAACCACCATGAAACTAAAATGGTGGTCGGTGATATCACTGCGTTAGATCTCGAAAATACCTTCGGTACATTTGCAGGAAAAATCGATGTAATTATTGGTGGTCCCCCATGCCAAGGATTCTCCCAAAAAGGACAGCGCAAAACAATTCACGATGAGCGTAACTTCTTATTCAAGTATTATGTCAAAGTCGTAGATCTTGTTCGACCCAGATATTTTGTAATGGAAAACGTTCCGAATTTGCTGACAGCCGAGAATGGATACTTTCAGAAGGAGATTATTGACCTTTTCAATGGAATGGGGTATAGCCTGAACACTGGTGTCCTTAACGCAGCAGACTATGGTGTACCGCAAAACAGAAGGCGTGCAGTGATTATCGGTAAAAGAGACGGTAAAGCACCTGCGTTACCGATAAAAACAGAACAACGAGTAACAATTTGGGATGCAATCGGTGATTTGGCTTATCTTGAATCAGGCGAGGGTCAAGAAGAACAGCAATATGCAGACCTTCCAGCCAGCGATTATGCAAAATCTCTGCGTGGAAATATGTGTGTGCTTCATAATCACGTCGCTACCAAGCATTCAAAATTGGCATTAGAACGACTGGCGCTTATTCCGCCGAACTGCGGAAAGGAAGTTTTGCCGGACGAACATTTGACAAAATCCATTTATAGTGGTACCTGGTCCCGAATGATAAAAGACGATATTTCTGTTACTATCACGACCAGATTCGATACGCCATCCTCTGGGCGTTTCACGCACCCTTATTTGGATCGTGCCATTACCGTGCGAGAGGCAGCACGTATTCAGTCATTCCCAGATAGTTTTATTTTCACTGGGACAAAGAGTTCCCAAATGAAACAGGTTGGAAACGCCGTTCCGCCGCGTCTGGCAAACGCCATTGCAACAGTGATAAAAAAAGATATGGAGGACAATGAATTATGATCAGACCAGAATCTGCTCCTGTATATGACCAAATAGACTTGAAATTAGGAATCAAATCCTCTCTCCCATCCGTTAAGCCGACATTAGCGTTGCTCTTTCTTATGTGGCGTGAAATGGGGCGTCCGTCTGAGTTAGAGTATGCAACTGCGCAGGGAAACGCAATTGTACTGCGAACAGATATTGAAGAAGCGCTGTATCAGAGACTGCAGGAGGTTTCTGACGGGGTAACATTAGAGCAATTCCGAGATAAGGTGAACAACAATTTGATGCTCAAAGCGCAGCTTGAAGCATTGTTGGTTGCTTTTGAACTTGTATGGAAAGTTGCAAAAATTAGATTTTCTGATGGTAGGCCTAATAGTGCCGAAAGAACGGGCGGCTCTCGTTTCCCTAAAAAAGTATGGTTTACACTCAATATGGATCTGCTCGACGCTGTCTGTGGTGATGATGCTGATTACATAAAAGTCTTTTTTTCGTGGCTTGGCTTTGATCTGAATGCTGATAATGAAAAAGAAAGTAATATTATTCGTTTTCTGACCATCATTTCGGAATCAGCATACTACAAGCTGATTGACAACGAAGCTGATGTGGTGTTTAACCTGGAAAGTGTGTATAAAGCAGTCTTGTCCCATACCGATGCCGTGGATATCTCTGGTGACAAGGAAGCAAAGGGCTCTTTGCGTATTTTGAAATCTGCCCTTGCAGAAAACCTTATTTCAAATATTTCTGCCCACAACAATGCAGTAACAGCAATTGACGCAGATGCTTTGAGACATTATGCCGACAGAGTGGCTGTATTCCATCAGCTGGAACCTAAGGTATATCTCACAACTCCCGCTACAGAGCCAACGATTGATTTTGATGCTCTTCGTCGGGAGTGGATGGATAAGGACAACCAGGAATTTATACTTTCATGTCTTGATTTCATGAAAACACACGGATTGTTCACAGATAAATCTCTTGAAACACTCCAGGACAAAGAGCAATGTGCAGTTCTGTTCCGCCACAACTCGCTTAAGGGCATTCTCTTGTGCGTGAATCCTAACCAACCAGACGATGAGCAGCGCAAGGATGCTAACGGCAATGCCCGCTACTATTCCGAAAAGTATATGATTGCTGAAAATGGATATTTTGTTTCCTCCGAATGGAGACCCGACAGAGAGGATGCAAGAAAGCCATTAATAGATTGGATTTTTGCACTAATGCAGGAAATTAAATTCAGCACAGGTTATCAGAGTGAATTCCCTCGTAACCGTATCCTCTTCGGTGCTCCTGGCACTGGTAAGAGCTTTACGCTGAATCACGAAAAGGATCTGCTGCTTGCAGATGGCGGCGAGTACGAGCGCGTTACCTTCCACCCGGACTACTCCTACGCTAATTTTGTCGGTACATACAAGCCGGTGCCCTGCAAGGACAGCGATGGCAAGGACGCCATCACTTATTCCTATGTACCCGGTCCGTTCATGCGTACCTATGTAAAAGCCCTCCAGAACAGCAGAACTGATGCACCCAAGCCTTTCCTGCTTGTAATCGAGGAAATCAATCGTGCCAATGTCGCTGCTGTGTTCGGTGATGTATTCCAGTTACTCGACCGAGGCGATGACGAGGTTAGTGAATATCCGATCCAGGCATCCGAGGACATCAAAAAGTATTTGGCAGGAGAACTCGGCGGCAATCCCGACGATTACGCTGAAATCCGCATCCCAGACAATTTGTTCATCTGGGCTACCATGAACAGTGCTGACCAGGGCGTATTCCCGATGGATACTGCTTTTAAGCGCAGATGGGATTTCACCTATTTGGGCATCGATGATAGCGAAGCCGGAATCGTTGGCAAAAAAGTCATCCTCGGTCAGGGTGATTATCGCCGCATTGTGGAATGGAACGCGCTCCGCAAGGCCATCAATAATGAACTGCTCACTTATAAGGTGAACGAGGATAAGCTGATGGGTCCGTATTTCATCTCCAAGAAGAATCTGCCGGAGGGGGAAATGATTGACCCTGCAGTCTTTACTCGCATCTTTAAGAACAAGGTCATTATGTACCTGTTCGACGATGCCGCAAAACAGAAGCGCCCGTCTCTGTTTGCAGGGTGCAAGGACGAAAACAAAAACCTTTACTCTCAAATATGCAGAGAGTTCGACACAAAGGGCGTTTTCATCTTCTGTACCAAAATTAGTGACTGTTTCTTGCCAGAGGATGATGGAGAATGATTTCAGTATTTTTACGAGAACAAAAACGCTATACCCAGGAAGACCTGGTTAAAGAGTTTCGTTGCTCCGAGGAAAAGACTGTCCGCATTCTGAAGCGTCTGAAAGAATATGGCGTTCTGAAGGCCGTAAAAGCAAATGACACACAGAGGGATCTCACCGATCTGTTGGATGAGGACATTGAAATCGCTGATGTTGAGGTCGGTGAAAACGAATATCTGTATGTGTTCACTTTTGTAGGTGTTATTACAATTGAGGGTCGTGTGCTGAAATGCTATCCGAAATATCTGCTTGATGCCACGGCCCCCAAAGCAGAACTGAAACAAGTGCTGAAGGTTCTGGAAAAGTACAATTCCAAGGAACAGATCATTCGTATGTACAACGATACGAGTGACAGCAGTGCATTTAATATGTTGGCTGTTATGTTGTTTCTCCTCCAGGATTATTTCGAGTATGGTGCCTATACCAACACGCAGGACATCATCGAGTCCAACGGGTCCGGCGACATTCTTTGGGATAAGACCATCAACGAAACATTCACCCTCTTAAGCAACAACCGGCCGTATTACCCGGAATTGCTGACCATGAAGCGTGTGAATGACGATTTCGATTTCTTCAAGCGCCTGCATGAGTGTGTCCTCACCCGTTGCACGAAGGAATTGCGAGATGCCGATCTGTTGGATCTGTTCGATATTATGGGTGTCGATATTTCCGATGAGAATATCGAGGACTTTGGTGACAAGGAGTATGTCCTGGAGCGCATTGTCAAAGAACTCAATATCCAGTTCAATACCCGCAAACAGCTTCTGCTGAAAACACTGTATGCCTACATAGCCAACAGCAGCGCACTGGACGATCTTGACTGCTTCAGTATGTTCGGAACGAACAGTTTCAATCTGGTATGGGAAAAGGTCTGTGCGGAAGTAATGGACAACCAGTTGCAGAAGCCAATCGGTGGACTGCGACTGCCCGTACCATTGGCCGAGCAATACCGCGATATGCGGCATAAGAAACTCATTGACTTGATTGATAAACCGCAGTGGTCTGGGACTGCACCGAACGGTGAACCGTTTGTTAAGCAGGCCGAGGATACACTTATCCCAGACCTCATTTCCATCGTTAATGTCGATGGGGACTACCAGTTTATCATCTTTGATGCCAAATACTACAATATTCAACTGGAACACAATAAAAAGCTGCGTGGTCAGCCCGGTATCGAGTCCATCACCAAGCAGTACTTGTACCAGTTGGCATATCAGCCTTTTGTGGAAGCACACCAGATCAGCACCGTGCGGAACTGCTTCCTCATGCCGACCGCTTCTACGGAAATAGTCGAAAAAGGCACTGCATCCCTCGCCATGTTGCGGAATCTGGGATTGCAGGACATACAGGTGCGGTTACTGCCTGCGGAGCTGATGTATCGGCACTACATTGAAAACACAAGAATCGATATTCAAACCTTAAATCTGTAAAAAGGAGGTAGAGCCATGGCCCCTGTTGCTTCTCCCATGCCGTCAAAAAAGAATGATAATACCGATGGTCATGTCTTTGCCGAGAAGCGTGTCCTGCGCATTCCGAAGGGTTTGGTTCTTTCGTACTATAAACGGCACCCCGATTTTCGAAGAGCCATCGATAGCGGAAAGTACATCTATATTGATGGTCTCTTTGTCCTTCGTCCTATAGCAATTATCCTATTGGAACAGAATATTGATGTTCACGCATTTTTCCGTTCCCAAAAACTCTTCGGAGAGAAAAATGGGCTGACGGCTTTCTGCTTGTGCGAAGAGCATCTCTTTGTCGAGCGGAAGCCAAAGCCCGATGAGTTATATCATTCCGCTAAAGAATATAAGGGTAAGCGGATAGCTCATGCCGAAAAGATTGCATCGATCGACACGATTTCTGAAGAAATGTTTCGGAATATCATATCCGGCGGTGGACAAGAGCCCCCATTTAATTTCGGCGGAATGCTGTCCTTTTTCATGGAACTGAAAGATGTTACCGAAGAGGGACTGGCGGAATTGACAGGCATTTCTGATCGCACAATTCGCCGATACAAGAACGACGAGGGCGAACGCCCGACGCTCGAAAATGTTGTTGCTATCGGGATCGCTTTGCATTTGTTTCCACACCAAATTGTCAATTTGCTTGGTGCGGCGGGTTATCAATTGCGGAAAACTCCCAAGGAAAGAGCATATCAGTACCTTATCGATGCCGCTTACAACAACACAGTTTATGAGTGTAATATGTTCCTGAAAAAGTCAGGAATGCCGCCACTAACAAATCTATAGAAGGAGGGCTTTCTGTGGCTGACCGTTCGTTTAAGGAATACATCGGCAGCAGATTTTATGACCAGTTCTTCAATGCCATAAAATCGTATGTCATACAAAACCGCCATAATATCGAACTGAGTTCCCGTACGGTCAGCAGTGCCGATTACGCAGAACTCTCTGATTTTGAAATAAAAACCGTGGGAATCGATGATCGAGACGGGATGGGCATCGCATTTGATGTTCTTGTTGAGGCAGAGGTGTATGTTAAAGAACACCACCGCCACCGAGATGTAGATGAGGATACCTGTTTCCCCTGGTTCATCCTTTCCTGCACAGCCGACCTCTCCGAAAATATGGATGATCTCCGTATTCATCGGGTCGATCAGTATAACCAAAAAAATAAGCAAAACAAGCCTTTGTCTGATTCTCTTGTTCCTATCAGCTATAAAATCGACCTTGATAAGATAGCTACGGAATTTTTGAGGAAACACTACCCGGAAGCCCTGCGAACTCCTATGCCTGTTGACCCTATGGTTCTTGCCGACAGGCTCGGTCTTTCGGTTGTTACCCAGGAACTGACAGAGGATTTTTCTGTATTTGGGCAGATTTTCTTCCAGGACTGTGATACCGAAGTATTCAACTCCGATACGGGAGAAATGGAAGTCACTCACTTTCCAGCAAAGACCATCGTTGTTGATCCCAAGGCATTCCTTTTGAGAAATCTGGGTTCCGTTAACAACACCATTGTGCATGAGTGCGTCCACTGGGATCAGCACAGAAAAGCCTTTGAACTGGAGCGTCTTTATAACCGTGACGCAACACAGATAAAGTGCTTGGTCATTGGCGGATCGAAGGGTTCGTCTGACCGAACCGCAGCCGACTGGATGGAGTGGCAGGCCAACTCCCTGGCACCGCGTATCCAGATGCCGATCGGCTCTTTCAAAACAAAAGCGGCCGAATATGTCCGTAAATTTCAACGAGAAATGAATGCCACCCACATTGTAGATGTGATGGAAGCTGTCATTGATGCCCTTGCGACCTTTTTCGTTGTCTCCCGCCACGCGGCTAAAATGCGTATGGTGGATGCGGGATACGAGGAAGCAATTGGTGCATTCACTTATATTGACGGACACTATGTGAAGCCCCACGCCTTCAAAAAAGGTCGCTTGCAAAAAGACCAGACATACTGTATCAGCGCAGACGATGCCCAAATCATCGCCTTCAGCGATATACGTCTTTCCACTCAATCACAAAAGGGTTCCTACATATATGTGGATTCGCATATGTGTTTGAATGACCCGAAGTATGTCACCAGAGATGAAAACAATACCGTGCAGATGACCGATTATGGCCGCTTGCACATTGACGAGTGTTGCCTGGTCTTCAAACTGAAAGTAAAGGCAACCAATAAATATGGCGAGGAATTTTATAAAGAGTGCGTTCTCTTTAGGGATGTGGATTCCGGCATTGTGTTCCAGACCACTTTTGCCAAAGAGGTCAGCGCCGATGTAATGGGAAAAGCAGATGCCATCCTCGCTCGTGAAACAGAGATTCAGCGAGTTCTTCAAGAATTACCCGCTACATTCGGTGCTGCGCTTATATACCTTATGGATTGGGTAGAAATATCCGAGGAGTCTCTGGCAGAAAATGCCCTGATATCCACGAGAATGGTTCAGCGTATGCGTAATAATCCTCAATACCCAAAGAGCATAGATAGTGTTGTTGCGATATGCATTGGTATGCATTTGCCACCAGAGTTGAGCAAAGCACTTATTGAAAGATCTGGTTTTACCCTGCGATTGGCTCAAAGCGAAGCCCATTTGCTCTATAACTTCTTTCTCCACCACTACTACACGCATTCTATTCATGACTGTAACGATATGTTGGTGTCGAAAAATCTGCCTGTTATGACCGGCACAGAATAATCACGGGAGGTGAACCGCAGTGGCAGATATGAAGCAAATCCACGAATTTGCCGTCAAGTGGTTTGACAAATTCAGAAACAAGAAAATCAACTACCTCGAACTGGTAGATCACTATATGGCCGATGACTGCGAGGCTCTTGGCTTCGTAATGGACTGCGGTCATGCCTTTACTGAGAAGTACGGTGATGCTGCAAGCAACAGCGAGGCTTTGGAGCGTATCATCGGTCAGGTGACCGACATTCCGTTGCTCGGCTCGGCGATTTATTCTCGGTGGCGCTATTTCAATCATTGGGCATATTCCGGCGAGGAAATCCTGGAAACGCAGAACCGTGCGTGGTTTACGATAGCATTGTCCCGTCTGGGGGAAGTGGCCGAATGTCAGTTAAAGCGATTCGACGGCACTCCGCAGAAGGTGCGCATCGTTTCCAATAACATCTGCTATGGCCCGCCGCCTGAACCAGATGACGAGGTCGAACAGCATATCACCATCAACGCCGATGGGCGCGTGTGGTTCTCGGCATACAACTTTGGCTCTGGCTTTGACGGACACGAAAAATCCAGAAGCAAGATTTATAAAATTGATAAAGATACCGCTGCCAGGGTGCTGAACAGCATCGCACAATATTTCAGCATCGAGTACATCGAGGTTTTCGCTACCGACATTGGCGAATGGGAGATGGAAATCACCAACACCGATGGCGAGGTTTATAAGTACCGTGGTTCGCTGATTGCGGACTTTGAGGTGGACGGCGTTGACCTGTCGGATATGGTGCGTGAGGCGCTCGAAATGGATGACCTCTATGTATTTGACGGCAATAACAAGCCGGACAGAGTTGACCGTGTCACCATTGATTATCGCCGAATCACCAAGATTAAGCCAAAGCAACCGATCTCCGAAACAGCCGAATATATGACCTGGGATTACACCGAGAGGTTGGTGCTTGATCGTGAAAGCGAAACCTTGGAGCATATTCAGAACATCGGTAGTGGATGCGTAGTGTCCAGAAAATACTATGTCCAGGGCGGTGTTGAGGGGCTCCTTGATGACATTGATGCCTATGACCTGTTCGGTGAGATCGAAGGCAACCCCGATGATGTGGTTAGCAACCCGTTTGAAACAAAGGATTACACTATCACCGTGGACTTTACGAAAGGACCACAGCGTGTTATCCAGGGAACATACGATAAGAAGGCTCTTCCAGAGTTCTGGGGCGATTTTGCCGACTCCGTATGGCAGTTTATGCGTTTCTACGGAATGGGTGAAATACTCGATCCTGCGGTCTACGAGAAGGTCAAGCGCCGCAGAACCGATTACATTTACTGTAGCGTGGAATTTGACGAGGGCTACAAAAGCTATTACTACATTGCTGATGAGGACAATATTTCCGTTGGCGATTATGTGATTGTACCCGTTGGCAAGGATAACCACCACTCCGCAGCGGAAGTTGTGAAGGTGGAGTATTTTGCAGAGGAGGATGTCCCTCTGCCGCTTGACCGCACAAAGCATATCATCCGCAAATGTACGGACAACGATTTCGACCCGCCGGAGGTGACAGACTGATGCGTTGGGATAAAGCTGATATTCCACACAAGGGCTGGCAATATGTTGGTATGGAGGATTTGGGAGAGGATGTTTATCCCGGTGATCCAATTCCGTATGAACAATGCGAGATGTGCGGCAAAGAGAAAATCCGATATGTCCATTTATTGAAGCACCCTAATTATGACGGGGAAATACGGGTCGGCTGTGACTGTGCCTCGAAAATGCTCTGTGATTATGTGACGCCACAGGATCGAGAACGGAATCTAAAGAACCGTGTTAACCGTAGAAAAAACTTCATGAAGCAAGAGTGGTATCGCAAACCCGAAACTGGCAACTACACGCTGCGTTATAAAGGCGACTATATCACCATTATGAAGAGCAAGTTTGGACCGGGATGGGGTATCATTTATAAAGGACAACAGCAATGGGAGTACCACGGAAGGAAAATCACCGACTTCGATACTGCAAGAACCGTTGCTTTTAATCTGTTCGATGACCTTCATGAATCCCGCCATCAAGAGCAGCCATATTGGGATGGTGACAGATGGATATATATCTAACAACAAATGCCGGACTGACATTTTGAAGGTGTCAGCCCGGCATCTTTTATTTATTCATCAACCTCCTCTGCACCATCCGCCACGGGATTTCCGGCAAGAGCTGCCGCAGCCGCTTCTTCCTTCTGACGCTTAACCGTCCAACCACCCTTCGGAGACGGTCTGTAAGCGGCACCCACATCGTAAACGAGCGCATCATCCTCGGCAAAATAAATGCCGGGGATATTCCAGTTATCCTCGGCAGACCAGTTTGCCATCTTGCGGATCATATCTACCACAGCGGCGGCACTAATCTTAATCTGGTATTTCTGCTCACCCTCCGGCTTGGAGAACGGCACTGCGTTCGGCGCATCCTCCTTGCAGCCGCGGATGGCGAACTGCTTGTCCTTCGGGTTGATCAGCACCTGGATGTACGGAGCGAAGTGCAGTTCGGCAGCGGTCTGGTTGTTGAACTTCAGGACATTGCCGGTGATGGTGGCAACGGAAGCGGAACGGGTCTTGATGAGGTCGATGACAGTGAATTTTTCCAAAATAGACATAGTAGGTTACTCCTTTTCAATCATAAAATTTTCGTCCTCCAACACAGGTGAAGTGACGATTTCGGTCGGTAGGGACAGCTTTTCCATAATGCTGTCCACATCTTCTGGTTCCCATTTGGGGTCGGCAATGATGAAGCCCGCCAGGGGGCCTTTGACCACAATCCGTGGTTTGCACTTCCTGGTTTGCCTTCTGGTATATCGCCGTTCTTTGCGGATTTGCTGTACCAACAGCCAGTCGCTCTTTTCAATGATGGGTTCGTGATGACCCTCAATGAAATACTGCGTTTCCAGTCCGTTGTTTTTGACGCTCTTGTGTGTAAAGAAATCTACCGTTACTGTTTTTTGACACAGGGCATCACCGCAATACTTCTCGTTGCGGAGAATGCCGAGGACGCTGCCGGAACTCCATGTCGATAGACCCTTTACAGTCAGAATGCCGCTCTTTGTCAGCAAGTCTGCAATCTGGGTGGAGGAATAGCCCTCCAGATAAAGACTGTAGATGGTTCGTACCACATCGGCTTCGTCCTCATCAATCTCCCAATCATGGCCTTTGTAGCCGAGGAGAGACCAGTTAGGGTAAATGCCCAAGCCCTGGGCTCGGCGGCGTTTGAATGACCATTTCAGGCTGTTGGACTTCTGCTCGGATTCGCTCTGGGCTACAAGGCTCAATACGGTGATGACCATATCGCTGCTCCGATCCAGAGTGTTCAGCTTTTCCGTTTCAAAGTACACGCCCACAGGAGGGTCGAGTTTGCGGAGCATAAAGATGTAGTTCAGACTGTCCAGGACATTACGGGCAAAACGGCTGACCTGCTTGGTGATAATCAGATCGATTTCACCGGCCTTGCATTTCTCTATCATTTCAAGAAAATGCTCACGATGCAGAACCGAAGTGCCGGAAATGCCCTCGTCCGCAAAGATGCCTGCAAACTCCCACTCTGGATTCTCTTGAATCATTTTCGTGTAGTTCTGCACCTGCAACTCATAACTGCTTGCCTGGTTGTCCTCTTCGGTACTTACACGGCAATAGGCGCAGACGCGGAGTTTTTTCTTTTCCGCATCTGTGACCAGATCCTTTTTTGCCGGTATTATCTGCACCTCCTTCTGAGGACCGTTAGCATACGCCTCACGAATCGCATCTTTGGTAGACTGCCTTTTCTCATCACTACGCCCACGCGGTCGAAGTGGTTGTTTCTTGGTTATTTTCATACGGGTTCACCTCCTCCCGCTGCAGAATTGTAACTGTGGCAAGAAATCCACAGGCTACGGCAGCACGGAGCCGGCGCCCTTTAATTATAGTGCAAAAGCATCATATTTGAGCGATATTTGCATTTCAGTCCGTATGTATTCTGGGCAAAAAATAAGAAGCCCGAAGGCTTCCTATTATTCGTTGTCATGGCTCATGGCTTTGAGCATTTGGATGGCTGCGGATTTCTGGCTCGGTGTAAGGCAGACCCAACAGTCAAACAGTTCCTTCATATCCGGGGTCAGTTCGACCATGTCGGTATCGGCGAAGAACTGTGACATAGTGATGCCGAATCCTCTGCATATCGTCTCAAGGGTCGCAACGGAAGGGACTGTATTTCTTCTGAAGATGTTTCCGATAGTGGACTGTGCCAAACCGCACTCTTTTGAAAGTTTGTACTCCGTCCATCCGCGTTCCCGCAATAACTGCTGGAGACGAGCGTGCGTATCCAT